CTACGAGACATCCGCGGCCCCTCGCTGCCCGAACCGCTGCCCATCGTCGCTGCAAAGGTCACGGATGTTGTTGCCCAGCGCCGCCCGGATCCGGTCACGCTGACGGTCCTTGTAGCCGTGGATGTAGACCCGGCAGACCTTCTCGCTGTTGCCGAGGTGCGCGGAGATGTCGAACGGTGTGAGGCCCTGATCGGCGAGATGGCTGCCGCAGAAATGCCGCAGCTCATAGGGGTCGAGGTGATCGTCGGGGTCCTGGCGCAGCCGCCGGGGAAGCCAGTGGTCCTCGGACAGCGTCGCGAGGAACGCCGCACGAACCGGAACCCAGAAGTAGCGGATGCTGTTCGGCCGCGTCGGCTTGCCGGTCGGGGAGAGGAACACCGCCTTCTCCTTGCTCGCGCGCATCCGGCGCGCGAGCGCCTCCTCGGCCGGCCCTGCGACGACGACGGTGCGGTTGCGCTTCGTTTTCGTGCGCGCCCGCGTGCCGTCGTTGCGGCGTTGCCAATGCACCTTCACGAGCCCCGATCGCAGGTCGACCTCCGTGCGCTCAAGCCCGCACGCCTCACCCGGCCGCCACCCGATCCATGCCGCGCAAACGATGAAGTCGGCGAATGCCCGGCCGTAGTTTCGTCCGTGCTCACGCAACGCGAGCCGTTCGAGCGTCGCGATCTCCTCGGCGGTCAGCGCTTCGATGTCGTCGCGTCCCGCGCTCGGGTCGGCGCCGAGCCCGGCAAAAACGCTTGTAACGAGGTGCCCGATCCTGACGGCATCGGCGAACATCGCGGCGAGGATCCTGGCCTCATGCGGCCGGTAGCGTGCGTGGGCCTCGGCCTCTGCGCGGCTGATCGCGCGCAGCTTTCGGCCACCGTGCGTCTTGACGAAGGCTCGCGTGGCCTGCTCGTTGTGCCGATACGTCGTCGGCTCCGGACGCTTGGTGTTCTCCCCGTGGAACTCGCGCAGCCAGTGCTCACGCCATCCCGCGACCGTCCAGTCCTGGCCGTGCTTGCGGGGCGCGAGCTGCGCGAACTCGACTACCTTCTCGGCCTCAAGTACCGTCGCTTCTCGCATCGTCGGCCGCTGCCCGACGTACACCTTGCGGCCCAACGCCGGGTTGTACACCCACACCGGGAGCATTCCCGCCCTGCCTCGCGGCTTGCCGATCACGCCGATCTCCTCATCCGTTCTGCACGCCAGCGCTCACAGTCTGCCAGCGGGAACCGCACGAAGCGCGAGTGACGATCCTTGAAATGCGGCAGGCCGCTGTCGCGCATCCGCATCTCGATCCACCGCTGCGACACGCTCCACCGCTGCGCGAGCTCGGCTTTGGTCACGTCGTACTCCGGGCCAGCACCGCGAACACGGTCGACTGGAAACGCCAAGACACGCCCGACGCTCACCGCTCCCCCTCCCCATCGCGCCCGTCGTTCGACATGATGGCCGTGCGGGCTCGTTCGGCCGTTTTGCGCTGCCAGTACTTGAGGTATCTGAGGCCCAGCGCGTTTCTGAGGATAAGGCGAAGGCGGTCCTCGTCCAGCTCGCCAGTCTCAAGGTAGTGGTGGATCTGGCTCAGCGCGCTGCGGTAGCTCGCCGCCTCGCGCCGGAGCGCGATGTTCTCGTGCCGGGCCATCGCGGTGCGAAGCTGTCTGATCTCGCGGCGCTGGTTGAACGACCTTTTGCGCAGCGCATCCAGCTCCGCGTACACGCGCTCTTTCTCGCTCGCGCTCATTTCGAACGACGCCCCTTCAGTTGCGACGAGCGCACCTGGCCCGTCCGACCGGATCGCGACTTGTGGGTCGGCTTCGCGGCCGGTCCGAATCTCAGGACCGCCCGCGCCTGCCGGCGCAGCTTCCGCGTGCGCCGCTTGTTCGACTCGCCGCCCACCTACCTCGCCTCCCCCTGGCACGATCGATCCGGGCAGCGCGATCGCGCCGAGCCGCCTGTACTGCTTACGGGTCCTACCCGGCTCACGCGACCAGCTCCAGCTTCGCCGGTGGCTGCTCTGTCTCCAGCGCCCGGCGAACTTCGCGCGGGTCTAGATCGTCCCCGAAGTCGAGTGCCATCACCGCAGCGATCTTCACGCACGACAAGCCCGCGGCCCGGAGCGCATGCATCCGGCCGAGCTTCCACACCGGAGAACGGCGGCCCGGAAAGGAGAACGAGGCAGTGGCCGCGCGGTCGCGGCGATCCAACCGGCGCTTCGCTGCCGCCTGGCGCAGCGCGGCGTCGGGCTCAACCCAGCACCAGACCGTGTTCACGGATGGCGCATGCCCATCGAACTCGCGGGCGAGCAGATCGCGGATCCTGCGCACCTGCCAGCCGGCGTCGCGCAGCTCCCTGGCCCGACCCACCATCGCCGAGGAATGCTGGAGGGTGCTCATCCCTGCACCACGCAGGTGGCCGTCCCGACAAGAAGCTCCGCGAGAGACCGGGCGTCAACAGCCGGCCGCGTGATGATCTCGCAGGCGATATCTGCGCCAGCACACTCGCTCGCGGCCCGGTCAAGGACGCGCCCATAGCGATCGCTGATCCAGCTCGCGACGCGCGCCGGGGCGAGCAGCCACAGCCTGCCAGGCGTCGCGTCGATGAGCCGCAGCGTGCCAGGGAACTGGGCGAAGCTCGCCGGAGTCACCGCCGCGGCGAGCCGTTCGGCAAGCCGCCGGCCAGTCGGTTCGAGATCAAGCGCCCGGAGCACCCGGCCGTCATTGCCACGAGCCGGCAGATCGGCCGGGATCGCACTCGGCGGATGAACACCGCGAAAGACGAGCCCGCACCCCGGGCACTGCTGACCGCTCGCGATGAGCGCAAGATCCTGCTCCCGCTCAGCCATCCCAGACGCCTGGACGGAGCGATAGCCACGCCAGCCGTTCATGCCGTTCCCCCCGAGGGAGCCACATCGGGATCCTCGCGCTCGCGCTCGCCCGCGGCGTCAGTCCCTACGCAGCGATCAAGGCTGAGTTCCTCTGCGGTTGGAACTGCACGAGCGTTGCTGTTTTCCACTTCTCCTTCCCCTTCTACTTCAGGGGGGCGTGACACTTGACCCGTGATGGCGTGACCGTCACGCCCGTCACGGCGTGACGTTACGTGACGCGGGGCGTTACCTACCTGGGCCTGCTCAGCGATCTCGGCCCGACGCCGTTCGCGATAGCGCCGCTGTCGCTCTGCTGCAGTGTTGTCCTTCTTCGGCTCCGGATTGAGCTTCTCCCAGTCATGTATCGCCCAGCAGTCGAGTTCCTCGTCGCGGTAGAGAACCCCGATGCGCTTCATCTTCTCCATCGCCGAGGCCACGACAGCAGCCGTCACGCCAGCCTTGCGGGCGATCTGGATCGGTTCAGCTTCCATCTCTCCGACAAGCAGCCGACCACGTACGGGAGCGGTCGCCGCGATTGCCAGGATCCCGGAGATGTGGGCGCGGTACTCGCTGTCCGAAAGGATCGCGAGCTTCTCGTTAGTGCCAGCGTTCACATGGAGCATGAAGCAGTCGAACTTTCCGGCCACCTACGCCGCCTCATCGCGGTCGCGCCGTCCTGGCATCGTGTCCTTGACCCTCGGGCTTCCAGCCGGGGCGACAGCTTCCGGCGCCAGCGCGTCGATCTCGACCGCCAGCTCGCGCATGCGCAGCGTGATCGCTTCCATCCGCTCGAATCCCGGCTTGCACAGCGCGATCTCGTTGCGGAGCTGCGTCGCCTCGTGCAGGATCTCCAGCGCGGGCCGCCGTTCGGGCCCGCAGACGCGCTTCCTACGCAGACGCATCGTCGTCTCCCTCGACGGAGCCGGCAGGACCAAACCGCGCCGTGATCCAGAGGTCGTCATCCTGCTCCATCTCGACCCTGGAGGACAGACGGGCGGCGACGGCGGCAAGCGCGGCGCGCATCATCCGCCGATTCGCTCGGCTTTCGATCACCTCGGCGACCTGCATGGAGCCCGGGTATGCAGCCTTCGCGCCAGCGTCGAGCGCGCACCGCACAAGCTCGTCGCTCGTCAGCAGCCCGGCCAGCTCGTCCCCGTCTGCGGGTATGGGAGACGCCGGAACATCGGCGAGCGCGCGCACGTGGGCAGCAAGGTCGCGGATGTCGAGCCGCGCCAGTCGCATCACAGCCTCCGATGCTGGCTCCTCCAGCGCCGCGGCGACGTCCAGCAAGTCCGCCGCAACGTCGCGCAGACCCCCGTCCCGGGTCTCCCCGACGGGCGCGGGCGCCTCGATCTTGGATCGCAGTGTCACGTCGGGCGCTCGGTTCATCCACAGCGCGCAGCCCGGCGTATGGCACTCGCCGCCCTTGCCGTCCAGGCACAACGAGCACATCGTCAGCGTGACACGCTCCAACGTGGGCTCAGGCATCGTCGCTCTCCTCGGACTGGGCCGGGGGCCGAACGAACCACAGCGATGCGAGGTAGGCGACCGCTGCCTCCTTGTGCTCATGCGTCGGTTCGAACGAGCCCTGGATCGCAGCGAGATGTCGTAGCGCCGTCGCAGGGTCAATCCCGTCGCGCACCTCGACCGTCGTGTCGGGGCTCAGCCCATCGAAGAACCAGCGCTGTTGAAATGCGAGCCACGACCGGCCGCGGTCGGGCATCGCATCCAATGCGGCCTCGCACTCGTCCCGTGGTGGCATCAGGTCCGCCACCTGCGCTGGGAACGCGAGGAGAACATCGTCAACCGGCCGGGGCATCGCCCACTGATCCGCCACGCTCATCGTTCCGTCCCGTCGGACCGAAGGACCATGGCATCGCGAATCGCCTGCTCAGCGATCGACCGCGCGTCCAGCTCGTTGTCGTGCTCGGGCGGGCAGTCGGGCAGCTCCGCGAGAACACCGAGCGCGTCGGCGAGATCGCCGTCGGCCTGCGCGACCGCAAGCGCCGTCAGCATCGCCACCTCGCGGCAGGCATTCGCCGCGTCCAGCATCGTCGCCGCGCTCACCGTTCCGTCCCCTCGGACGGGACGAGCCGGTAGTTGCGCGCGAGCGTGACGAGCGCGAGCTTGTGCTCGCCGCGATCGGGACGGCCGTTGCCGCGCGCTTGCGGGTTCAGCTTGCGGAAGCGGAAGGTGCGCTTGCGGCCGCCGGGGACCTGCGTGATGACGATGCGCTCGTGATCCAGGTTGCGATCGAAGGCGAACGGCTCCCCGCTTTTCAGCAGATGGTCGGTCAGCTCGTACACCTGCCCGACCGCGATGACCTCCGGCATGGCGCCCTGCTTGAACGCCAGCTCGAACATGCGATTGGCGTGGTAATTCACGCTCCCGTCCCTTCGGACGGGAGCGGAACAAGGTCAGCAAGCGCCCGGGCCGCGTCACGATTGCGCTCGCCGCAGTCGCCTTCGCACGGGCACTGCCACCCACCAAACCGACCCGCGACCGCGTTCCAGCCGCTGACGTGCCCCTCGTGGTCGCCGTGCTGGCACGCGATGCAGTCCACGAGCAACGTCACGATCCCGTCTCCTCGGACGGGATCTCGACGCCTGCCATCTCCTTGACCGCCACATACGCTCGCTGGAGCGGCAGCAACGCCTCCGCCAGCTCCATGTACGGCGAGACGTGGAGCGACGAAAGCGCGTGCTTGTCGATCACGCCCTGCGCTCGATGGACGAGGTCAAGCGCCTGGTCGAGATCGCTCACCGCCATGTCGAGCGCCGATCCGGTGAAACCGTCAGTCATGCTGTGCTCCCTCGGACGGGATCTCGCGGACGCGGACGCACTCGTCGGGCCTCAGCAGATGCGCGCCGAGCACGAGCGCCAGTGTTGACGGGCTACTGACACCGCGGAGCGTCCACTCGCGCAGCTCCCGTCCGTCCCCTGTCTCCCCTGCGGCCCACGCCTCGCCAGCCAGGCATGAGCACGCCGACGGATCGTTGCCGCCTGCCGTATGCCAGCCACGACCGCCGCACGTCGAGCACGCGGCGGACGGCCCTGGCTCCCCTGCGGGCGGGGCGACGGCGTGCTCCGCGTCCCACTCAGCATCGGCGGCGTCCGCGTCAGCTCGCGCGAGGGCAGCGAGGGCGTCACGACCGGCGTGTGCGTGCGCGGCTGCGTACGACCGCAGCTCCCGACCGCGGCTGCCGTGGTACGGGCAGTCGCGGTCGCGCGTGGTCAGCGAGTTCCCTACCCAGGCGCAGGTGCACTTGCCGAACTTGCCGGGATGCTCAACGCCCGTCTCCCCTGAAGGAGAGGCGGCGGCTACGACTCCAGCAGCGTCTCGCTGCCGAGCGCGATCAGCGCCTCGACCATCGCCTCCGTGGCGTCGTCGATCGACTCCTGACTCTTCGTCGTCAGAGTCGCCGCACCGACGGTGATCCGTACCTCCGCAGGGTCCCCCATCCGGGTGCGCGGCATTACCTGCAGGTCCCAGCCCCGCGCCTCGCATGCCCGTTCCAGCATCGCCCTGTTCTCGTCGGTGTCCATCGCATCCTCTCGTCGTGTCGGCCGGGATCTTCGCCGATTCGTCGCGTTGCCCGTCCCGCCCGTCCCCTGAAGGCAGGGAAGCGACGGCGAGCGCAGCGCGCAGGCCAGCGTACGCGTAAGCCTCCATACCGAGCCGTTCGGCCACGTCGCCGCGAGCGAACGCGCTGTCGGCCGCGAACACCTTGGACGGCGGGTACATCGCCCGAACAGCCGCATCGACCGCTTGCTCGCCAAGCAGTGCAGTGCCCAGCTCCCGTGTCCCCGTCTCCTCCTGGAAGACGGGCGGCGTGTTGTCGTGCTCAGGCATCTTCGCCGCCAACCTCTCTGCCGGCTCTCGGATTCGTACCGTCCAGCACCGGGCCGAGCGTGCGCATGAGGTCGTTACTCGTGCCCGGCGGGACCGCGATCAGCAGCAGGTCGGGCCGCTCGCCGAGCGCCGTTCTGTAGTTGCGGAGCGTGACGCTGATCGGCCCCTGGCGGCCGATCGCGTCAGCCGCGAGGTCACAGCCGACCGCCGTGATGATGTAGCTGCCGTTCGGGATTCCGCGACCTTCAGCCATGTCCGTCGCCCTCCGTCTTCGACGGGCTCCAGCCATGCATCGACAGCAACAGCGAGCAGAGCGTCCAGGTGAGCATCGACAGCAGGCCAAGGAAGAACGGCTGGACACCGACCAGAGCGCCGAGGACCGCGCCCGCGCAGAACACGCCGAACAGGCACGGTGCCACAACCCATACGAACACGAACAGCGTCTCCAACCGCTTACGCATCGTCGTCCTCCTGCTGGGAAGGGACGGAGACGTAGAAATGCTCGGCGAGTTTCAGGAACCGGTCGATCTCCCGGCCAGCCTTCGCCCTGACGCGGTCCAGTAGGACGGGGGTCAACTCGCTCGGCGCGCAGTAGAGCTGCACGCGGGCGAGGTGCGCTGTCAACAGGGACAGCGCCTGCGGTGTTTTGAGCCAGTCGCGGATGTCCCGTTCCCCCGTTCCCCGCTGGGAGACGGAAGAGGCGGCGAGCTTGTCCAGCATCTTCGAGAGCGAGCAGCCGAAGCACGGCCCGTCTTTCTCGTTGTGCGTGACCAGCTCGTAGCCGAGCTTCTCGATCGCGTCGAGGTAGTCGCCCTCGATCTCGCGGCGCTCGCTGTCCTCCGTCTCCAGCGCCCACAAACGCTCGCGCTCCCCCGTCTCCTCACGAACAGGATCAGACACCCTGGGCCTCCTGAAGCGACTGGTAGTAGAACGAGCGCAGGAAGCCCAAAAGGAACGGAGCGCGACCCATGTCGAGCATCTGCCACGCCCAGATCGCCCGGCCGCTACGCCCGTTCCCGTCAAGGAAGGGGTGCAAGGTCTCGTAGCGGACGTGTGCTGCGAACGGTGTGAGCTTGCGGCTGCCGTTGATCTCCGCCAGCAACGCCCCAAGCGCCTCTGGGATCTCCGGCCCTCCCGCTGGGGGCACATGCGGTCCGACGCGGACGTTCATGCCAGGCTGCGACCGCAATGGCGCCTCGCCGCCTGCCACGTCATGTACGAACTCGACGATGTCTCGGAGACTCAGCGCAACGAGCGACAGCAGCCGCTCGTGCGCCGCAATCTCACGCGGCAGCGGATCACGCACGATGTTTTCGATGCGGTTCGACTCGCGCACGAACTCGCGCAGCCCAGGGCGCTCAGGCGACATCTTCCACCCCTGCGCGCCGACGCATGCACTTCACGCAGAGCACGCCCCCGTCGCGCGCGACGACAGCCTCGGCGCTTGTCAACGGAGTCCCGCAGTCCTTGCATTGGTGCTCACGCTCAGGCGGCATCTTCTACCTCCAGGTCATAGGGGCTCCGGGGGTCTGATGCCGGGAGGTCGAACAGGCAGGCGGCGCCCGGCGAGCTGGCGCCTGCATCGGGGGAACCACCCTCCGACCGACCACGGATCAGCGCCGCGGCGGCGCCAGCTCGCCCGACATCGGGCTCTCGAATCAGGGTGAAACGCTTCTGGCCCGACACCCGCAGACGGTCCTCGCGGATCACCGCGCCACGAACACGAGCCCGCCCGACCTCGACCGAGATGTACGCCACTCCGGCGCCCTCAAGCTCACGGTGAGTGCAGCCACGACGACCGGCCTGGCGCAGCTCGCGCAACAAGCGTTCGGCGTTCGTCATGCCGCGACCCCAGCCGAAGTTCCAAGAGGGTCCTGCTTCGCCAGAACGCGAAGGGCGGCGCGTGTCAGCGGCTCGGCGCCCTCGATGATTTCCTCTCCGTGCCCATATTCGTTTTCGAGTTGGTCGGGTGAGATCAGGTAGCCGACCCCGTCCCCCACGTACAGCCACGCGATGGTGTCGTCCGGGTCGTCGTGTTCGACGAGATGTGGGCAGGTGTTGACCGCGAGCCAGATGCATCGCGGGTGACCACCGGGGCCCGCAGTCTCGGCGCGGCCGCCCATCGCGCCGAGGACAACGCACACGCCGAGCGCTTCGCCGCAGATCGCACAAAGGCGTTCGTAGTGTGCGCGCTTCGCGTCGTCGCGGAAGGAGTGCCAATCCCCATTGGCCTCTACGCAAGGTCCGTTGATCCATGGCACAGGGAGTTGATCGGGAAGACCGGGGCAGCGGTTCCCGTTTCCCCGTCGCGAGTTCCTCCACGAATGCTTGCCCCGTGGCCAACCCGCCTCTCCAATGAAACCCGTCACGCCGCCTTCTCCCCCACCCGTGCGAGCACGGTCGCGAGCCCCCGGTACGTGTACCGGTCCGGTGTGCGTGATGGCCGGTAGCGGGCGACCTGCCCATCGGGCAGCGGGTCGCCTTCGATCGCCAGCGTCGACTTGCCGAGCGCTATTACCCGTCGGCCGTCGAACGGGCCGCCTACCAGCAGGATCGAACGAGGCTTGCGCATCAGCCCCTTGCCTGAGCGCGCAGGATGCTTTGGCCGATCGACGCCCTCGTATCGAGCGTGCGAACGACCGCCTTGACCGCCTCGTAAGCGGCCTCCTCTTCCTTGCCGACCTCAGCGGTCGCGAAGTCGGCGATGGCCTTGCGCTCCGCGACAGTGCCCTCCGCAGAGATGAACGCTTCAGCCCAAGCTTTCTCCTGGTCACGCTTAGCGCGGAACCAGTCGAGCGCGGCTTGCTCGTAGTCGTTTTGGCGTTGCGCGAGATCGTTCTCGATGTCGCGCAGGCGGGCCATCACAAGCGCGGGACTCGACAGGTCGCTCATGCCGCAGCCTTTCGTGCCTCGCGCTCGATCCGGTTGGCCGACTCGCACGCCGAGTTGATCGGCTTCACCCTCTGGTAGAAGTCGAGGGCGCTGTCGATGACATCATCGTGGTGGTCGGCGGCCATCTCACGGAAGCTGCCGTCGGCGGCGACCACGACGACGAGAAGCCGGTCGGCGGGCTCATCCCCGCACGCGATAGCACCGCGCTCGTAGAGACCGAGCTGCAGATGCCCCCCCGGGTAGATGTAGCCCTTCTCCTGGGTCTTGAAGTCGACGCTGGTCAGCAGCCCTCCGATGATCGCCCGGAGGTCCATGCGTCCGGCGTAGCCGTCATCCGGGGACGCGACAAGCTCCTCGACGGCGGTCGGCTCGGGATCGGCGTGCAGCAGCCAGCGGGTGGCGCCGCGGATGTAGCCGTGGTGCGCCTCGGGATGCTCGGCCGGGTTGGGAGCCGCCCCGGTCACCATGTAGCGTTCGAGGATCCCGTGGGTGTTGAGGCCGCGGTCGGCCGCGTCGTCGCGGGCACGGTCAGCGCCGAGCCGCAACCGCCGCACGATGCCGACCGGATCAGCGCACCCGTCCGGGTCGATCTCGCCGGCCCGCACCGCCTCGACGGCCCCCTCGCTGCCGCGCGCCTCAGCCCATGGCGACAGGCCGGGCTTCGGCAGGATCGCGTCGAGGATTGTGGTGACGGATGTGACGCGGACACGCTCGCCGCCGGCAGGCTGGTAGAAGTAGGCGCGCCAGTCCTTCCGGCGCACCTCGCCGGCCTTGGTGAGCCAGCCGGCCGGCGCTTCCTCGAATTCGATCAGGGAGCCGTCGGGCAGCTCCCGTCGCTTGGTGTGCTCCATCGCGCCGGGAACCTTCGAGTGGTCGGTCGCGACGCTCATGAGGCAGCCGCCTCGATTGCTGCGGTGACGAGCTGGTCGAGCTGCTGTGCCCGTTCGACGGTAAGCGTCTTGAGCGCGTCGCGCGGGTATTTGGCGTCGGCGATGCCCAGCTCCGCGACGAGGACCATCTGGAGTTTCTGGTCGTCCCAGCCGGCGAGCTCTACGCCGCGCTCCAGGGCTTCGATCGCTTCGAGACTCGCGGGCCGGCCGACGCCCTGGTGCTCGTCGAGCAGTTCGCGCAGTCGGACCGCCTGCCCGAGCGTCATGCCTTGCGGTGTCGTCAGCCCGACAGCCTTGAGAAACTCGGCGATCTTCGCGTCCGCCAACCCTGCGGCGGCGAACGCGGCGAGCACCTTTTGGTTCTGCTGCTCGTTGAGCACCTGGTCGCCGGGGTCGGTCTTGGCCTGCTGCTTGGCGGCGGCCTCGTCGGTGTCGGGGTCGAGGTCGGCGGCGCCGACGTAGATGTGGTGACCTGGGCCGACGGCTGCGAACGCCCATTTCGCGGCATTCGTGCGCGAGCCCTTGTGAAGATTGCCGAGTGTCGAAGCCCGGTCTACGCCGCCTCGCGACGACCGCGAGAACATCGGGCGGGAGCGATCCGATCCGACATAAACCGTGACCTCAACAAGCTTGCCATCGTCGAGATACTCGACCTCCTCCCACCACCATGCAGGCGTGAGGACCGCGTCCATCCGGGCGATCTGGACGTGCACGGACTTCACGCCGGTCGAGGCGTAAGGCTTGCCCGTGCCAGCGCTCGTCGCGACGACGAACGCCTGCGGGATCGGCTTCAGCAGCAGGGACCGGAGCCGCATGAACAGCTTGGGCGTCAGTTCTGTGGAATCCGCGCGGATAGTGGCGGCCTCCTCGGCGATGGCGGCTTCCGCCTCCATCGCTTCCTTCGTCTGCTCGTCGGTCGGGTCCGCGCTGATCTTCCGGACCTCAGCCATCGATCGCTCCCGACGCACCCGGCGGTGTCCAGTCCTCCAGCAGGTCCGCGATCCCTTCCGTGAAGTACTCACGGGCGCGCTGACGCTCAGCCGGCGTCCACGGCCCAAGGTCTTCCTCGAGGTCATGAGCGAGTTCGCGGGCTTGGCTGCCGGCCATCAACAGCAGTTGCGATTCGGGAAGCGGTATATCGTGCAGCGCCATCAGGGGCCTCCTATCGGTTCCTGGTCGTGGCGGCGGACCCTGGCCGGGGTCGCGCCGCCGATTACGTTCACGACGAGCATCAGGTCTGCACCGTCATCCGCTCGAGATACTCAGCGCCCGTCAGACCGAAGGTCGACGCCACGGCGTTCAGCGCTGTCGGCTTCTGCGCACGACCGGGGCGCCCGTCGGCTCGCATCGGCCGAAGCTCCGGATGCACCCGCAGGAAGTAGTCCTTGAATGCGCCGTCTGGCTCAGCCGTGGAGTTGACAACCTCGACCATCACGAGCGGCTCGTCATCGTCAAGATCAGCGCGCCAGAGCTTGCCCCACTCGGACTCGTCCAGCAGCTTCGCGTTCGACTCGCGGACATAGCGATCCGCACCAAACCGTTCGAGCATGACGCGGCGAACCTCAGCGTTCGACTCGTTCGTGATCTGCTCGACCGTCAGCGTCTCTGGTGCTTCGACTACCTGTCTCGGAACGCGGGCGCCATGAATCGAATAGACCCCCCAGCCGTCAGGCCAGACGACCGCGGGCCCGTCCTCACGATGCAAACGATGCGACCCCCAGCCCCGCGGCTGATCGGCAAGTACAAGCTCGCGATGAATCTCAAGCGGCCGCTCGCAGACCATCACGAAACGACGATGCGGCCACCACCAACACGCCGATTCGGCCGTCGCCTCGTACGCCCGGCCCCGCTCCCACGCGTCGCCGCCGAGTTCGAGCGCGCAGACCTCCCGGAAGTACGAGGTATACGCCGGCCCCCACCAGCCCCACGATCCGACCCAGAACTGGCCGCCGATATAGCGGTACCAAGAGCGACCGATCGCGTTCAGCACGGCCCTGCGAACGACCGCGCCGTCGACCGCGCTGCGGACCGCGCCGCCGACCGCGCCGCCTACCGCGCCGCCTACCGCGCCGCCGACCGCGCCGTCGACCGCGCTGCGGACCGCGCCGTCGACCGCGACGTCGACCGCGCTGCGGACCGCGCCGCCGACCGCGCCGCCGACCGCGCCGCCTACCGCGCCGTCGACCGCGACGTCGACCGCGCCGTCGACCGCGCCGCCGACCGCGCCGTCGACCGCGCTGCGGACCGCGCCGTCGACCGCGACGTCGACCGCGCCGCCGACCGCGCCGTCGACCGCGCTGCGGACCGCGCCGTCGACCGCGACGTCGACCGCGACGTCGACCGCGCCGCCGACCGCGCCGCCGACCGCGCTGCGGACCGCGCCGTCGACCGCGCCGCCTACCGCGCCGCGGACCGCGCCGTCGACCGCGCCGCGGACCGCGACGTCGACCGCGCCGCGGACCGCGCCGTCGACCGCGACGTCGACCGCGCCGCGCGCGGTCGTGGGCGCTGCGCGCCGACGAACGGCTTCGATCATCTCGATCGCGACGGCTGCCGCAGGCGCCGCGAGCGCCAAGACCATCGGCGACGGGACCCAAACGACAACATCGGGCCACTCGACCTGGGCGAAGCGGTAGCAGTCACGGACGGCCGCGGTGAAACGGTCGCGGTCAGCGGGACCGGTACGCAGCCCGATCTCGGTCCACTTGTCTGCCCACTCGTCGAAGCGGGCTCGCTCACTCTCGGCAAGCTGATCGACGCGGGTTACGGCCATCAGTCCGCGACCCTCCGGATCTCCTCCGGCGTGTACTCCACTTGGCGGCCGATCCGGTAGTTGCCGGGCGGGAGCGTGATCGTGCCGTGCTCCTCATGAACGATCTGCGCTTCCTGCTCGACGCGCAGGAACCGCTCGTTCATGTCGGCGATATCGGCGGCGAGCAGCTCGACGTCGCCGAGTACCGCGTGGGCGTATCCGGTGACCTCGCCGTAGGCGAGGATCACGCGGCCGTTGTCGCGCGGGACCTTCTTGAGATCCTCGGGGATTTCGTCCACCTGGAGGATGAGAACGTCGCCCTGGCGCATGATGGTCATGGCTGGCTCCTTTCGGCCGCCTCGGGCGGCGTTGACGAACTTGAGTTACTGCTGCTGGCAACGAGCGGGTGCTCGACCGGGGTCGGCGAGCGGACCGGGAGCGGTGTCGAGGTCGAGGTCGAGCGCGCGGACGAGTGTCTGGGCGGCGCGCCGCCAAGCTCGAGGTCGCAGTAGATCCGGGTGCGGCCTATCGCGAGCTTGGGATCGCAGACCGCTCGCAGGCCGCAGAGGTCTTCGCCGTCTTCGACGCCGAGCCGGCCGGCGTCTTGCGGGTTGAAGTGGATCTCGACCGCTGTGCCCTGCCAGCGGCAGGTGCGGTCATGCTCGGCTCTCAGGAGAGCGACCCGCTGGAGGAGGGCGGCGCTCACCGTCCGGCTCCCCGCTCGGCCTCGGCCAGCGAGAACAACGCACCGCCCAGACCTCGTGCCCGTGCTCGAAGTTCCTCGCCGCCGTCGAGCAGGCCGAGGTCCGCGAGTGCTGTGCCGAGCTCCACGATCGCCTGCGCCGGCTCAGCTCGATCAAGGTGTCGGTAGGCACGCAAAGCGGCGTTTGCGAGCAGCTCGTGATCGCGCTGCGGGCACCTGACCCACTCGACACGGTCGATCCCGATGGCGCCCTGGTCCCTCCCACCGACCTCTGAACGACCGGGACCGTGTTCAGGGTCGCGGGCCAGAACGCCACCGCGATGACCGCCACAACGACCACACTCGTACGACAAACCGGGACGCGGGCGGCTCAGCGCTCCGCAGAAGCATTGGCGGGCGTTGACGGTCACCGCCGCCACCTCTTCGTGCCGTCCCAGAAGCCCCATATGCCGATCAGCACAGCAGCGACGACACTGGTCGCGAGCGCGAAGTCACGCATCACTCACGCTCCCGATCGCCAAGCAGCAGATCAGCCAGCCACACGGCATAGTCGTCAACCCGGCCGGCGCGACACAACGCACACACCCAGAGCACCAGCAGCAGGTAAACGGCGATGAGGCCGGCGCAGATCACCAGCCGCCCCTCTCGTACTTGCGAACAAGCCACCAGTAAACGCCCGCGAACGGGACGGTCGGGAGCGCGAAAAACACCACCACGAGAACCAGCCGGGTCACGAGAACGGCCCCCCGGGATTGCGGCCAGTCCCCCGCGAACTCCACCAAGCGAGCACCCGGAACGGAAGATTGACCAGCCAGTTCAAAGCGGCGATCACACGAACCACCCGGCCTTGAGCCGAGCCTCGAATGCCCGATCACGCTGCTTCTCAGCAAACCGACACGGATCGATCCCCGGCGAATCGCCAACCCCGATGGGGCGACACTTAGGCAGGGGGAGTGCCCGTGCCGCGAGGTTGACGATTCGCCCGAGACCGAACCTGCTCATGCCGCCGCCTCAAGCTCGCACACGGCGGCGGCCTTTCGGCGGGCACGCTGCAACGCGTTGTCGACCCGCTTCACAGAGACGCCGAGGCGGAGGGCGGTACGCGCATACGAGATGCCGTCGCGGCGTGCATCAAGAGCACTCCGCTCCAAGTCGCTCAGTTGTGAGGTGAGCTCTGCTGCGCGAACCATGAACTCCCGGCGACGCTCCGTCGCGATCACGTCGTCCACGGGGTCGCGACCGCCCGCGACCACGTCGCCAAGCGTTGCTCCATCAAGGTCGGCGTCCGGCAGCGGAGCATCGAGACTCACTGCGCCGTTCAACGTCTCGTGCTTGCGGCGCGTCGCGGCATGAACCGCGGTGATGACCGTTCGCTCTACGGCGAGCTTGGCGAAGCCGACGAACGCGGCCCGCTCCGGCCTGTAGTCACGACACGCCCTGAGGAGACCCAGGAGGGCTTCCTGGCGCAGGTCGTCCTCGTCACCGCCGGGCAGCCAGTAGGTCCGCGCCATGCGATCGACGAGCCACTGGTAGCGTCCCGCGAGCGTGACGAATGCGGCCTCATCATCGGCACGAACCGCCAGGACAAGCGATGCATCCGAGTCCTTCGGCCGCGAGATCGGCGTGGGCGCCGGGTTGCGGTTGGCAGCCGAAGGAGATTTGGTCAGCACGAGGCCACCGCCTTCGCCTCCACCCAGAGATCACGAAGGATCGCTTTCGCGACCACCGCGAGGGCGTGGTTGTGCTTGTGCAAGTCCGTCGTGTCCCGACCAGCCCATCTCGCGCGCTCGGCGTCATAGACGGGCCGGTAGGGCGACCGCATCTGCTTGACGCATGACTCCGCGCAGAGGCGCGCCCGGACCTTCGCGATGTTGTTCCAGTTCGCGACCTCGCCGCGGCGACGGCGCGGGCGCTGTCCGTCGACCACATGGAACCCGCAGTAGGCCCACAGTTCGGCGGGCCCTCGACGCGGGCGGCTGGGCTCGATGACCTCGCCGGTATCGCTATCGATTACCGCGGGCTTGATGTAGGGGTTGCCGATCGCGGCGAGCAGCCGGCCTACCTGCTTCTCGCCGAGTCCAATCGTTCGCTTGACGAACGGGCCGAGCGGATGCGCACGCATCAGGCGACGCAACTCCAGTACGACATCGTGCTCGATCGCGCGCAGTTGATCCGCAATCACGGACATGCGCTCGTGCTCGGGCGACCCCGTGAGCCCCTTGATGTCGCTCAGGGCGCGGATCCGGTTCTCGGTCGCGATCCGCATTCGCTCAACGTCATCCACCGCGTCGGCGTAGACCAGTAGCAAGCCATCTGCAAGTCGGCCACCCGCCCGCTCTGTTGCGAGTGCCAAACTCACGAGAGCACCCGCTTGACGATCTCGACCGGCAACTCGCCGACTCGTTCGACACCGCGCCGCCCCATTTCCTCACCGAGCAGCTCGAAAGCTCGCGCCCGGCGTGCGAAGACCCTAGCCCGGAGGCGTGCGCCCTCAACAACCAAGCCGATGTCCGCCCGCGAGCATTCGCCGAGTGGCTTCATCGCATCGCCGACACGAACCGCTTCGCGGAAAATGTCAAGCGAATCGCCCGCCTGCGCGACAGCGTCCCATCTCTCGGAGCGGATGCGGCGAACTTCGCGCTTGCCGTTGTGCTTGAGTGATCGGACACGCGCAGCGATCAGCGAGGTCGCTACGGCGTCGCGCTGGGCGTCATTGAGGTCGTCCATGATGACCGAGGCGGCAGTGGCTGGCTCGATGTCTCCAAGTTCCGCGAGCACTGCACGGATGCGCGCGTTGAGATCAAATGCCTCGCCGCAGGCGCCCACTACATGGGCCTCGGACATACTTTGGCCTGCGGCAAGTTGGTTCCCCGCCCGCGGGTCAGTTTTGGGGAACGCCACTACCCTGGCGGGCGGGGCTTGCTCTGACGCTGGCGAAACGGGCGTCGCCCCTCCTATGGTCGGAGCAAGATCGGTCTGAGGCAGTGCGCTCATGCCCGCCACCTCTCGACAAGCCGGATCGTGTCCGCAGCGATGTAAGCCAGGCAGTCATGGCACTCGCAGACCGGCTCGCCATCCCGGTCGAGCACCTCGATCACCGGCTCGTCACGGTCCTCGGTGTAGAACTCGAGACGCAGACCATCGGAGAAGCCGCAGTTGCCGCACTTGACCGGCAGCGACAGACGCCGCTCAGAGAGCCGGCGGAACTGGTCGACCGCGCTCACGTTGTCGCTCCTTCGAACGGAACCAGCCGGTAGAACGGCGATGGTGTCGCCCACAGGGGGGGGGCTGGCGGGTTACACAACCGGCACATATAGGTGCCCTTCGCGCGAGTGCCGCGACGATGCGGGCACACCGTGACCGTCGTCACCGTCTGTCCGCTCAGCCTCTCTGTGCGAGGCGCCGGCATCAGGCGACCGCCTCGAAGTCGCGTGCCTTGACCTTCGCCCAGCGGCCGTCAGGGTGATGCCGGCGGTTGCCTTCGCTATTGCGCCGGAATACAGTCGGCACCTTTCTCATGCCGCCTCCCGCTCGTGAGCCGGCGTCGGCTGTGCCTGCATCAGCCGGTCCAGGTGCTCAAGCGCCGTCCGTTCCATCTCGGCCCGTGACGGGCGCACGAGTTCGTCCTGGTGACGGAAGCAGTCCGGGCCCGGGTCGGCCATCAGGTCACGCCAGGCGCGGAGCACGTCGAGGGTCGTGACGCTCATGCGACCTTCTCCGGTGTGGCAGCGGGCGAGCCCCCAGCCCCGTGGACCAAGACCAGCCTCGTCGGGGGAAGCGAGGACTGGGGTGGTGAGCCAGGGGCCCGCCCAAGGTTGCGAAGCGACACGGCGACGTCGGCGGTGAGTTGGTCGAACAGGCCGCGTACCTCGCCGGCAGCGATCGACTCGTCAGCCGCGAGAATCCCGAGCACGAGATCCGCCGCCGCGTTCAACGAGAGATCACGCACCTGCCGATCGCCGAGACGGATCATGCCGGCGCCCCATCGGGCTCGGGCAGATCCCACAGGGCGTCAAGCTCTGCCGCCTGCCGGTCCTCGGCACGACGAGCCCGCTTCGAACGGCGCTCGTCGACCAACGCCACGACAACCAGGACGCAGAGCACAAGCGTTCCGAGAAGCTGCCAGCCCAAGATCAGCCACAACAGCCACGGCATCACACGCACACGGTTGAAATCCCGGGAGCGCGACAACGCGACCGGACACGCCAGAGTGATGTGCCAAGTGATCCGGGCCGCGCCCTCGCGAGCGATCACCTCGACCTGCTCAGCAGAAAGCAGCCGGGTCATGCGGCGGCCTTCCGGGCGGAGTCCTCGATGTGGCGGTCGATGAGCCAGCGGATTTCTTGGCTGACGCTGCGACGGTTCGCGCCAGCTACACGCTTGAGCGCGGAGAGCTTCTCGCGCTCGATCCGCACGCTTGTGACAGCGACGCCGTGGTTGATGTGAGTAGTTCGACTTCCCATCTACTACCGGTAGTGTAGGGTGTAGTCATGAGGAAGTCAAGCGACCTGTCACGCCGCTACCTGCCCGGTACCTCGCGCCCGCATGGATCTCTGGCTAGCTTCCGCGAGCAAATGGCCGACTACGCGAAAGGCGCGCTTCTCCAAGAGCTGCGCCGCACGAAGGGCATGAGCCGAGAGAACGTCGCAGCGGAGATCGGCGTGACCACAAAGACGCTCTACTCGTGGGAGAAGCAGAACAGCGCGATCAAGTGGGAGAACGCGAAGCGAGTCGCTACCTTCTACGACGTGGAGCCGGAAGACCTCGTCACACGCGACACGCATGAAGCCGCCGGTCTCCCGAGCCGGGCCCAGCTCGATCGCATCGAGACGAAGCTTGACGCTCTCCTCGGTCTTGCGTTCGGCGAGACTACGCCGGATGCTCTCCGCGCCGAGCTGGAGGCCGAGCTTGAAGCGCGAGCCCAGGAAGAGCTGCGAGGACGCCGGCCCGGCGATGCTGGCGCACCATCAGGCCGCGGTCAGGGTCGTCCTCGGCGAGCACGCTGAGCGCGTCCAGGTAGGCGTCCGCGATCAGGCCCCATGCCTCTCGCCGGGCTGCCGCGAACTCGGCGCTGCCATCCCCGCCTTCATGCACAGTCAGCAACGGCCGCCTGACATTCTTACCTGACACGTTCCCCCCATCCTCCGCGTCCTACGTTGCGCAAGGCGATGCGGCGGAAAGTCGAAGGACCGGGGCTTGCGCTGAACTCCGGGCCGCTTCGTTGCGCCATCCGTGGCATCGCCGTCCTCCTGGTCTCCCGCCGACATCGCCCGCCTGGCGGGCAACGTAGCGACAATTCTGCATAAACGCCACCGCTTTTTTGTGGGACATATCTCTCCGTCACCACAGATAGATACACGAATGCTCAAGCACTCTCGTTTCCTCCGCGGCGGGGCTATGGTCGAACGGATGGACCAGCGTCCCGTCCGTTTCCCAGACGGCCTCTACAGAGACGCCCTAGCAGACGCAAAGCGCCGCGGGATGGACTTCTCGTCGTGGGTGCGAGAAGCCAGCGCGTTCATGCTCGGCCATCAGAGCCGCTCCGCCGAGATCGACGAACTGCGTCGCAGCATCGAACGCAACCACCGCTGGGCCGAGGGACAGATCGCGGCGATCCAACGGCATCTCGAAAAGCTCGACGCCCGACGATGAACCACCCCGAGCAACCTGGGGACCTGGCGCTACCCATGACCAGCGTCTACGCTCGCCTGCACCCGATCCAGTCCCCCTCGGGTCGGGAACCGACGGCGGCGCCCTGGTCAACCCCGACCCGGCCAGGGCGCCCCGTCTCCACCCGGCCGTGACAGACCCCGACTCGCAGCTCGAGATCGCAGCGCTCAAAGGCCATGTGCTGCACCTCGCCGAAGCGATCGCACGCTACCCCGAGAACGAGTACGAGAAAACGCGGGCGCTCACGCTCGTCGCCGTCCAGCTACTCGGCGCGCTGTCCAGGGAGGACCGCGAACGGGACGCCGTGGCCTGGAACCTTCACGCGACGCTGCTCGCCGAACGGTTCTGGCTCGGCGTCAACAGCCAATGAACGCTCAAGAGGATTCCCTTGATAGCGGGCCTGGGAGCGGAGTAACGTCAGGCTGGGCCGCCCCCTTTGGCCGCGAGAAGTCACGAGCGATCCCGATGGCCGAGCGTGACGGCCTACCTACCCGGCGCCCCAGGCTTCACGCGGGGATGACCCTGGGGCGCCTGCCGGTATAGGCTCTCGCCGTCAATCAAGAATCCGGAGGGACGATGAGCACGCGGGAGCTGCCGGCCGCCAAACCCGAGCACTACTACCATGAGCGGCCTGGCCCAGGACCGTTCGGCAAGGCATTCCAGGTCACGATGGGCATCATCGTCGCGCTGTGGATCGCGGGGGCGGTCAGCGGCGCGGTCGCGGTCATCATCGCGCACCTGGCCAACCACGCCCGTTAACGCGACCGCGCCCCCAACCCGGCAGGGTCAGGGGCGCGCTCGTGCGCTTCTATCCGCAGCGTGCTCCGGCTACTGGACGCGAGGCGCGTCCGGCGGCGGGGTCGCCGGACCGGGCGGGGCCGGGGCGGTTGGCTGAACGACCGACGTCGGTGCAGCCGAAACGGGTGAAGGCGGCTGCGAGACCGTGAAGGTCGTCGAGGTCCCGGGCGTTCCGGCGCTGGTCACGATCGGCCACGGCGGCTTGGCCGGCCCGGCGAGCCGTTCGGCCTTCGCGATCAGAGCATCGACCTTACTCACAGCCTTCACGATCACCGGAGCGTGCGAGTGCAGCAGATGAGCGGCGACACCACCGCCGAAGATGATGTCCTGCGCGAGCTGGTCATGGCTGACGTGGATGCCGGGCGCGTACCGGGCGATCAACGTAAGCAGGTAACCGGCGAGCGCGGAGGCGATCACGTCGCGGATCGCGCTGATGGAAATGGGCATCAGTGGTTCTCCTTGTTGGGGATGCGGCGCAAGAGCGCCTGATAGCGATCAAGGCGTCGGAACGACAGCCAGTCGTGCTGGGTTCGAGCGAGACGCGCGACCTGTCGGGCGGCGGTGAGCATCGCGGCCTGGAGCCGCAGCCGCCGGTCATGGGCGGCCTGGGATGGATGGCCGACGAGCCGGTCGTAGGCGAGGATCAGGTGCGCCTCGGCGGGCAGGTAGCCCTCGAAACGGCCTAGCGGTCGCAGGAACAGCGCCGACTCAGCCCGGCGGCGGATCGCGAGCCCTACTAGGACCGCACCGCCGGCATGGTCGTAGCCGAGCATCGACCGGGCGGTAGCTCGCAGATCCCGCGAGCGCACAAGCGACCCGAGGGCACCCGTGCCGAGGTTGTACGCAAAGCTGACCAGCGCGTCGAAGCGGTGCTGGTTGAACAGTCCGACCAGCCGGCCCCGGCTCCCGAACAGCGCACGGACCGCCGGCTCATAGCCGCGGTCCAACGAGCGACGCAACATCGCCTCGCACTGACCGCGCGTCGCGAACGAAGGAAGCACCCCGTCGACCGCGGTTTGTCCGAAGCAGACGGTCGGGATGCCGACCGGGTCCGGTGCGGGTGTCGGCGAGTAGCCCTCGAAGTTCTCGATCATCCGCAGACCGGCAGGGGATGTGTGAACCGTCGCGCTGGCCGGAACGGACAAGAGCAGCAACGACAGGACGGCCGCTATCAGGAGCAGTCGTCGCAGTGGCGATCACCACCTCAGGTAGGGAACGGGACTACAATCGGCGGCCCTTGCCGGGGACGCCCAATTGGTAGGGCAGCGGTCTGTAAAGCCGTGACCTCGTGTATGCGGGTTCGAGTCCCGCCCCCGGCACTCAGTGGGCGCCGTGGCGCTGCACTTCGCGCAGCCATGCGCGCGAGTGGTGCTTGGTGGCCTCGCGCACGAGCGCCCGCCACGCTGTCCGGGCGAACGGCCGGTCGATCACAAAGTGATGCGCCTCCCCAGTGCCGGGGTAGGGCCGCACCGCATGGATGCCCAGCTCGTTCAGGACCGCGACGAGATGCGAGCAATCGTTCTCTTTGCCGCGGTCGACCGCATCGATCCCGAGCATGTAGGCCGGGATCCGGCCGCGGGCCGCCGTGCGGTAGACCGGGCTGCCGTCCGAGAACAGGCAATGGCTCGTCTCGTCCGGCGGGTTGGCCGGGTAGAATCCCGGCTGGTTCTGGTGGGCGAACAGGTAGCCCTGACCATGCAAGTTGGTGCCGTGCTCACGGTTGAACTTCGCGAGGACAGCATCGCGGCGGTCAGCCGACACCAGTTGGAACTCGGCGCCACGATGCCGGGCGGCCTCAAGCGCCCAGGCGTGCGCCCTGAAGACCGGGACGGGCGGGAACCCCGGAAAGTTGAACGGCACCGTATGCCATGCTGGCGCGAGCAGGCTAAGCGGAGCGGCCATCGCCGCCTCCCTTCAGGATCAGCGCGCCGCTTACCGCGGCACGGAATACGAACGGCGAGACGCCGGCGGGACGGCCCGCAGCGCATAACTCGCGCATCCACGACGGCCACGCGGCGCGAAAACCCGCAACTGCCTCGCGCGATTGGCCGCGATCAGCCGATGCACCTCCGGCGTGTCAAGGCTCGGCAGCAGCTTGAACAACAGCGGATCGGACCGAGCGCTGTCCAACGTCTGCTGGTAAAGCGCCTCGCGTACCGAGTCGCCGGCGACACAGTCGTCATAGCGGGCGTTGACGTTCTGCTGAAGCGCCGCGTGCGCCTGGTAGCGAACCTCGTTGTCCTGGATCTTCGCGCGGACCAACAGAAAGATCACCGCCCCCGTGAGCAACGGCAACAGCACAGCCAAAGCCACCGACATCAACGAAGCGGCGCGCGTCGGCCGCATCGTCATGGGTGTGCCCCCGCCGCGATAACCCCGCCAGCAGCGACCACGACCGCCGCGATCACGCCCCACAACCCGGCTTTCAGCGTCCGCTTAGCGTCCGCGTCGCTCTTGAGCCGTTCCTCGCGCATCTCGTGCAGCTCCCTCGTCAGCTTCGCGTTGGCTTCCTTCGCCGCCCGCCGATCGCTGCTCAGCGTGTCCCTCAAGCCCGTGATCTCCCCGCGGATCGCTCGGATCTGCTCCTCGATACGCGCGATCGCCATCTGTACCGGCGCGAGCGCATCGACATCGTGGGCGACATCCCGGACCTTCTGCTCCAGCGCCGCCATCTGACGTTCGAGCACCCCAAGCCGGGTCTCCGGGCTGTCCGGGCTCATGCACGCTCCGACTTGACGAAAGCTGGCATATCGAGTTACCTCCGCGGTCCATGAAACGCGCCGTTGTAATTCTCGGATCGGTGGTATCGCTAACGGGCTGCGGTGCGATCGGGCCCACCCCGACCACAACCGTTAGATCTACAAGGGTCATTACGCGGGTTGTCACCGCTCCGGCACGCACCATCGTAAGAACCACCGCCGTCACCGCACCCCCGGAGCAGTCGCCCGCACAGCCGGATCGCGCGCTCTGCTCGCATCTATACGCCGAGTGGGCCGCGGACGGAAGCCGGGATCCTGTCGGGGCCGCCGCGATCGAGCAGTACGCACAGATCGGCTGCGACCAGACCCCTCGGACCGACGGGAACACCTGGTGTAAGACGTTCACGGCGACTACCGGAGACGGAAGCCCTCAGCAAGTGCAAATCTGCGACTTCCCGCCGGGAACACCCGGGGCGTCCCCGCCGTGATAGAGCCGGGCACGGCCGCCTCGGGCTGACGCCGCTACTACGTCGGCCCACAATAGCTTAGCTAGAAGCCAGTGGTCCATACCCAAAGCTTGCGGTTCTTGACGGTGACCGTCCCGCCAGCAGTCGCCGCGTAGCGAACGCTGACGTCATAGGTGCCGGCGTTGGCGAAGATGCAGCAGGGACCACCGGCCGCGAGCTGCTGATTGCCAGCACTGTCGGGAATGTACGAGGAGGTCAACGACTGACCCGTCGTCGCATACCCCGTATATGCGGTAGTGAACGCGTTCTGGTTCGTGTTCGATGCCAGCCCATCGCCCCTCGACGACAAAGGCACGAACTTATTGACCATGCCGGAGCCGCCGATGAAGGCATATTGCCCGGCGTTCGTCACGCCCGGGTAGCCCGCCTGGAGCTGGTTGGCCCCGAGGAAGATCGCCGCCTGCGCCGAGCCCGTCACCGACTCTTCCCACATCGCCTGATAGGCGACGAAGATCAGGCCGTCGGCAGGAAGGACAATGCTCGCGACCTTGTCGTTCGTGGTCAGAAGCGTAAACGACCCGCTCGTCGTGCTCTCCTGCGTGCCAATGATGCTCTTGCCCCGCCGCGTAGATGAATCGCTCAGGCCGAGGAACGCATTGAGGGACAGAGCGAGCGACGTCGCCGGGCCGATCTGCACCTGATCCCACGCGGTCCCATCGTCGAAGTAGAGCGTCCCGTGGGCGGTGCTGGTCGTGTCATCCGTCGCGAGATACAACCGACCGGCGCGGCCGGCGGCCGGGCGCGACGCGAGCGTCCCGGACGTATAGCGGCTGGAGATCACATCCCAGCTCGTCCCGTTGTCCGCGTAGAAGGTGCCGTGCGCGCCGCCGTCGAGAACATCAGTCACCAAGAAGACGCGTCCTGCGATACCTGCCGCCGGCCGCGACACGAACGGCCCTGACCCCCAGCCGACCATCTGCGCATCGATCTGGTCGAGGAACGTATTGCCGATCGTGTCGATATTGTCGAGAAAGTCGTTGCCGCCTGGTTCGTATCCAACGATCTCGAACCGGGCTGTTTGATGGCTAGGCATCTATACATCACCTGTGCTTACGTTGGCGATCGTTACCGTTCCAGCTACTTCGTTGATCCGTTTGGTGGCGTCCCTGATTCGCGGCGAGTCGGTCGCGATCACATGCAGGATGATCCCTGCGGGCTTGGTCGCTTTGATCGCCGCCGTAACCGCCGTCGTGTCATTGACCGGCGTGAGCTGCTCAGGCCGAACGATCACCGTGAGGTGATAGCCGTCCGCGGTCCCATCCGGCATCTGCCGCTCGAAGATCCGGTACCAAATGCTCGGGTCGGTTGGCGACAGGTTGGCGGTGCTGAACGTGCCGCCGCTGGTGAACGCCGTATTCGTGACGTAGTAGACGACCCCGGCGCCGGTCTCATAGCTCACGAGCACCCCGGCCGCATAGGCGGTGTCTGGCTGCCACGGGGTGGTGATGTTGCGGACGATCGCGCTTTGGATCGACGCGAGCGTGCCGCGGTTCATACCCGACTCGCCGCGGACCAGCGCGCGAGCGTCCGCGGCGGACGTCCCTACAGGGATCTGCACGCCGACATACTGGCCGAGGTAGGGCAGGTCGCTGGCGGGGCAGAGGTCGATGTCGAACACGCTGCCCCAGCCCGGAATGTAGTCGAGGTCGCTTGGCTGGCCGTGGTCTTGGACGAGCGTCGCGATCGGGTCGAACATGGAGCCGATCGCGTCGAGGTACATCGCGAAGTCGTCGTTGGCCCAAGGGGCGAGCATGTCGACGAGCCTGGCGCCGATCACGGTGACGGGCGTGTAGGCCATCAGACTGTCGAGCCGACGATGGTCGGGGTTGTCAGGTCGCTTTGTGGCAGCGGCGCGGGGCCGGGGAGCGTGAGATCGCTCGTGCCGGATGGGCTGGCGGTGAACCCGAGCGCCAGCCCGCTCGAGCCTGCGGGGACGTAGTCGACGCCGGGGACGGCTTCGATGACGCCGATCAGCTTGTTGTAGCGGACGGTCGCGAACCCGTCCGTGCTGTTCAGCCATTGGTTGCCGCCATTGGACGGCGCCGCGCCTCCCCAGGTCTGCGGGTTCAGGTAGGTGAGTACTGCTTGTTCGGCGGCGGCGAGCGTCGCGGTCTCATCGAAGCCGGGGAGCACCTTGATCTCGAACGTAACGTAGATCGTGCTGTAGGTGGGCGCGATCACGTAGGTCAGGAAGTTCGCCTCGCGGAAGCCGTCAAGCCAAGTATTGATCGCGGTCATCGCGGGGCTTGAGAGGGCGTTGCCTTCGGGGTCGGTCACGAATGTCGTGACCGTCCGTGCGTTGCCATAGGAGCCGGTCGCGGTGACGGTGCCGCCGGTGCCCGTCGAGGACGCGTTCGCGCTCATCACGAGCGTTCCGGCACCAGTGTTGATCGACAGGACCGTGGTCCCGGCCGGAATGCCGGTCCCGGACAAAGCGGTCCCCGCGGTGACGCCCGTGAAGCTCGACACGGACGTGAGCGTGTTCGAGCTGCTTGTGCGGTTGGCGGTGAAGGTGTGAACCGACGGGTCGTAGCCGTCGATCGCGGTGGCCCTCCCGACAACTACGCCGGACGGGACGACTGTGCTCGGCACGCTGAGCGCCATTGCCGCGTAGTCGGTTTCGGTGATGGGTCGGGGTGCTTGGAGGCGTAGTTGGGTCGCGAGCCTGCCTTCGTAGTCGGTGTCGGTCTCGGCGTCCGCTCCGCCTGAGCTCGTACCGGTCGGGGTAATCGACAGCACCCAGTCGAGTTGGTCGACTGGGACGATCGGCGCTGACAGCCCGTTGTAGAGCGTGCCGATGTCACCGGCGACGAGGAGCACGTCGGCGGTGCTGGATCCCGATGGGATATCCACCTCGGTCTGGACCGTGAATCCGAGATCGGCGACGGTCACATAGGTCCCTGCAGGGATCGTGTGCCCCGCGGTGTCGGCCAACGTCCAGGTAGTCGCGAGGGTGGCTGCGGCGCCAGCACCGTAGGCGACGTTTTCGAGTTTGGTTCCGAACGCCCGGAAGATCGCTGAGGGAACCTGGCCGGCGGCGGTCGCGATATCCGCGGCGATCTGCGCGACCGTGTTGAGCAAGATAACTTCAAGGTTGCCGTCCGACGGCATCCAGCCGGCGAATCCGTTAGCGGCGAGCGTGCTGGTAAGTTGGTCGATCGCGTCATCTATGATCGTGCCCGGGTCGGTGGGCAGGTCGATGTCGATGAAGTCCTCAGCCATTCCCGGCTCCCCTCGGGCTCACATCGACGGTGACCGCTCTGCTCGTTACGTCCAGTCCATCGGGGCTGTCGATGGCGGTGATCGACGCGCGCGGCTCTTGACGGTCGAGATCTGCAACGAGCCCGTCGATGTCGAGCGGCAATGTGGCGAACGACAGATCGTCGATGCCGAACTCTGGATCGTGGGCGAGAAACGCGACGGGACACGATGCGATGTTGAACACGCATGCGGCGATCTCGTCCGGCGTGTCCTGCTCGAGCACGCCAGCGCCAGTGTCGGTCCATGCGAAGGGGGCGGCGAAGTGCGGCAGTTCCACTGGCGTCTGGACGCTGCTGGTGGGCGTGCTGGTGGGCGTGGCGATCGTGGTGCCGGTGTCGTCGAAAACGAGGATTGGGCTCATGGCGAGGGCGGCTGGAGGATTTGGAGGCGTCCGGCCCAGTCGACGCCGGTCGCGACATCGAAGCTGTAGGTGCCGTCCGCGTTCGGGGCGATCCCCTGCGCTCGGGCGAACGCAACGAATGGGTCCGGGACGCCGAACGCGACGTAGCTCGCGCCGGACGCGAAATGGAACTGGAAGCCGGACCCGCCGGTGTCGCCGACGAACGCGCCGTGACGGGCGAGCGCCCGAATGATCGTCTTGCGCCAGTCAGGGACCGACAGCGCGCTGATCTCGACGTCGGTGTAGTTCAGACGCATCCATGCGCCCATCGGCGCGAAGTGCGCGGCTGTCGTCGCGGTGCTGTAGCTATCCCCCGCTGACGCTGGGTACACCCAGTCCGAGCGCGAGCCGGTCTGCACCCCGAAGCCGAAGTCGCCGAACTTCGCGCAGCCGGCCAACACGCAGAACAGCGCATGCTCGACCCTGCCGGCCGCCAGCTCTTCGTAGCGGATCTCGCCGGCTGGCAGATCGAAGTGTGCGGCGGTCGCGGCCCCCGCCCGCCCCGACCCGTCGATGCGCTGCTTAGAGCCGTTCGTTGCTGTCAGCCCGAACGTGGCGTCGTTCTTGACGGCCTGCCAGAAATCGTAGGCCCAGCCGTCGGGCTGGACGACGCACAGGTGCCCGTCAGAACCTTTCGCGGGCTTTGCGAGCGCTGGCACGCGGATCTTCTCGCCAGCCAGGATGTTGTTCGGGTTGCCGGTGCATGTCACCGTGTACAACGGGTCCGTCGGTTCGGCGTAGTAGATCGGGTGCGAGAAGTCGTCAAGGCCCATGTTGGTCTTGCCGACGACGATCACGCCCGGGTTGCCGAACGTCGCGAGCACGTTGCTGACGATCGCCGACGAGCTGGGATGTACCGACGCGGAATCAGCGGACAGGTTCCAGACCGCGGTTGGCGAGAAGGGCTTGTCGTTGGGGCCGGGAAGCGACCGGGCCGAAAAGCCTCGGTAGCCGTTGCCGGCCGGCCGGGCCGGGAGGCGTTGGTTGAGGCGGGTGCGGCGGCTGATCCTGCTTGGGGCTCGTGTCGTGGTCGGAGTTGGGATGACCGCGCCGCGACCGGCCTGGTAGTGGCGCAGGATCTGAGCGTCGGTGAGCGCGCCTGTGTAGATCGCGCAACGCTGGATATCTGCGGTCGACGGGTTCGTGCCGTTCCACCACGCGCCCATAGTGACGAAGGTCGGGTTCGCGGCTGACGGGGACGCGATCGTCCCGGCGAGCTTGACGCCATTGACGTACAACGTCTGGTTGCCGGCCCCGTCCCAGGTCGTCGCGATGTAGTAGACGGTTCCGGTGTTGCAGCCGACCGCGCCGAGGGTCGTCGTTGCGGCGGTCGTGACGACAACCCCGTAGAGATTGGTGTTGAACTGTTCGAGGTAGATGCGGTCGCAGCCGAACAGGATTTGAGTGCCGGTGTTGGCAGCAGGTTTGACCCAGCACTCGACTGTCATCCCTTGGGATGGGGCTGGCAGTCCGGTCGCGCTCGTCTTGACGGCCCGGCCGGTCGAGAACCCGACCGCCTTACCGGTCGGCACGCGCGGCAGCAGCGGCGTCTTGTCGACGGTATAGCCGCCGGTGAGCGCGAGGTGGTTGGTGCCCTTGAGGTCGAGGAGGTTGTAGCTGCTGTGGGCGTCGCCAGGGATGTAGCTGGCAAGCGCAGCTTCGAGCATGATCGCCTGGTCGTAGCTGTCGTATGCTCCCGCGGCGTCTGGTGGGGCTGGTGGTGTGCCGGCACCGGTGTTGTAGTGGTTGAGGATCGCTGTCGGCGAAAGCGCCGAGCTGTAGAACGCGGCTCGCTCGATGTCCGCGGTCGCCGCGCTGGTGCCGTTCCACCATGCGCCCAGCGTCAGGAAGGTAGGGATGGTGACCGACCCGGAGGTAGCGGCAGTCGCGGCCAGCGAACCGTTGATGTAGAGGCTTGCGGTCGATGCCCCGTCGAACGTGCCGACGAGGTGGTAGGTGTTGCCGACCGTGAACGCGATCCCGCCTGCCGCATACGTGCTGCCGCCGGCCTTGACGTCGCAATACAGATTGGCGTTGAAGCACTCCACGTAAATGCAGTCACAGCCGAACAGGATTTGTTCGCCGGTGTTGGCAGCGGGTTTGACCCAGCACTCGACCGTCAGGCCGCCCGATGGGGAAGGCATCCCGGACGCGCTGGTCTTTGTGCCCTGCCCGGTCGCGAATCCGATCGACTTGCCAGCGGTCATCGCTGGCAGCAGCTCGGCTTTGTCGAGCGTGAATGTGCCTGACAGGGCAAGATTGTTCGACCCCTTGCTGTCGGTCATACTGCTCGACGTATGGGTGTCGCCCTGGTAGTAGTCGATCAGTGACGATTCGCTGAGGATCAGCGTGTCATAGCTATCCGCCATCCGTTCAGAACACCCATGCCTGCACCCGAGCGGTGAAACCGCCAGAGCTGTCCAGCGCGGTCGAGTTCTTCAGCGAGATCCGCTGGGTCGCGAGCAGCGCTCCGTCGAACGCGAACGCTTCACCATCCGCCGATGTGCCGCCGACCGCGTTGTTGGTCGAGACCGTAAACGGCGCGAGCTTCGCATACCGGGTCGTGGCGCCGTCCGAATACGCCACGCGCAGCTCGCCCGCGAGCGCCGTTTCTGTTGACGGGTTGCGGACGATCACGATCAGGCCCCCGTTCGGCGACAAGGCCGCGCTCGAGAGATCGAGGTCGACCGTGTTTTCGCTGTTCGCTGCTGCGCTGTTTGACCATGAGACGGTCGCGTCCTGGATCACCGCTGCCCCGGCGCGCCGCACCGGAAGCGGGTTGCTAAGCCCGACCGGTCCCGATGTGGCGCCCGCGGCGCCGATGTCGATCTTGACCGCTTCGAGGCTGCCGAGCGTGCCGACGTTGTCGCCGACTACGGTGAGCCCGGAGGCGGTGCGCAAGCTGCCGTAGGCCATATCGCCTCCCTTAGGTGTGGGCTCCAGCCCAGAAGATCACGATGGGGGTGCCATCGTTGTCGAATGCCAGCCATACAGGCGAGCCTTGGGCCGGCTTGGTCGCGCCGTGGATCGCGGGCCAGTCACATGGCCCGTATGGCGTATCGATGCTGTGTGATGGGACGATCACCCAGACCGGATCGGCAAATCCGGCCGGGGCTGGTCGCGATGGGCTGACATAGCCCGCGACGATCGGGGGCTGTGCAACCGGCGCGGCTCTGCGCAGCCCTTCGGTGACGACGACCATCACGCGATGTCGGAGCGGTAGTAGCCGAGGAAGTCACCGCGGTATTGCGCGGCGAGTTGGACCGGGTCGCCCTGCTGGCCCATTGAGATGCATTGGCCGTTGCCGATGTAGATCGTCATGTGCTTGGTTGCGCTTTCGCTCGGGCCGTAGAAACACACGTCGCCTGCGACCGGGTCGCCGACCTTCGTACAGTGGGTGATGAACGAGCCGGTGAATCCGATCGGGCTATACCCCTCATGATTCGGGTCGGGGAGGCCCGCGGCCTTGTAGCAGAGCGTCGCGAACGCCGAGCAGTCCATCGTGCGCGGCGCTGGCCCGAACAGCGTCCCGTTGTTGCCCCGATTCGGGCCTTCGGAGTAAACGTACTTGGAGCGCTCCGCGAGCGCCTTCTGGGCCGCTTGAACAACCCCGGAGAGCTTGCCGGTATCGGTGATCGCCGGGTCCGCGGTGGAAGCCCCGGATCCCGAGCCCGTCTTGGTTGTGGTCTTGCCTGTGTCGCCCTGTGTTGCCTGCGGCTCCGGGTTGGGTGCGGTCGGCGGCGCGAGCGTGAACTGGGTGTGAACGTCGGCGAGGCAGTTGCGGGTCGCGTCGGTGATGATCCAGCGGCCGTTGAGCGGCCCGGCGTTTTGCATCACGACGACATCGCCGGCGTGCATGAAGTCAATGCCACAGACGATGTTCAGGTACAGCTCACTCGGCGTCGCGGGCTTGGCGATCCTTGACCGGTGGATGACCTTACCCTTGCGTTTGTGCGTCGAGCGGTAGACGAACGCGGTATTGTCGAACGTGTAGTTAGGGGTCGGGGCGACCATCGCGCCAAGATGCTTCTCGCCGGTGCCCGCATCCGTGATCTGCCAGTCGAGTCCGCCGGTGGTCAGGCGTTTGATGTAGGCGGCGGGCTTTTGCGCGACGAGATCGGGCCCGTCCATGTAGTAGAGCGTCTTGCCGTTCGAAAACGCGAACCAGTTGACCTCTGAGGCCAGACGTGTGATGCAGTCCCACGAGCTTTCGTCTGGGTTGTCGGCGGTGCCGCGGCTGAGCTGACTGATGTCGCTCTTGGGCGTGGCTGCGGCTATCGCGGCGTTGAGATGGGCGACAGATGGGGCGCCAGCACCCATCCCGCCCGCGGCGGCGATGATCGCGCGTGCCTCGGGCAAAAAGTTTGAATAGCCGTCCTCGGTTGCATAGGCATTGCTTGGCCAGACGCTCGGTGCTTCGACACGGACTGCGATCTCGATCGGGTCAGAGACCGTGCGCGACAGCGCGATAGCACCGCCGCTCTGAAACCCCGCGCCCCCGCTGAGGAAGGCATCGGCCATGCCGGCCGTGTCATGCGGGTCATGCCACGTCTTCGAGTTGCCCTGAAGCACGCCCCAAAAGCCATCGGCGTTCGGCCGGAAGGCTCCCGGCTGCTCGCCCAGGGAGGATTCTGCGATGGCTGCGAAGACCAGCGCTTCGGTAGCGATCTGTCCGGCTCTCTTGGCGCGGGCCATGCTCATCAGCGTGTTTGCTTCGCTGATCTGGTTCGCGTTGAGCGCGACGCCCTTGACCGTCACGGCCGCTCCGTGTCCGAGCCCGCCGGTCTTATTGGTCTTGTCGGCAGTCTGCTGGGCGGTTGTCGACGTGATGACCGTCCCGGCGGACTTCGTCGTCGCGATCGGCTGGAGCACGTTGATCGACGGGCATACGAACTTCAGCTTCTGCTCCGGGAGGTCGCTGTTGACCTCGTCGACGAGTTGTTTGACGAACTGGGCGCGGGTCGTGGTGCCCGGAGCGACCGTCTTCGGGCCCCACTTGTCGCGCAGCTCAGAGATGATCTCGTCCTCGAACGTAAGCGTCAGGTTCGGCGCGGTGTTATCGGCGCTACCCTGCACCATGCACAGCCGCCAGAACGATCCGGAGAACTCCGGGAACTCGACGCTGATGTCGTCGAGGATTCCTTCAGTGTTGAGGGCAAGCAGGCCGCTGGTTTGGATTGCCCATTGCGGATCGGCGAACGTGATCGTGAGCAGGCTCGCTCCGGCGATCTGGGTTTGTAGAGTCACCTCGGATATCGCGTTCGCGAGGTCCTCGTCGCTGGCATGTTCGACGTTCTGTTTGTCTTTCGTGAGGTGCTGGACGATTAGTCGGGGGACTGTCGTCGGTGACTGAAGCTCCTGTTCGCCGAGGTAGAACTTTGTGAATACGCTCATCGGCTAAGAACGACGGTCTTGGGCACCTTAATTTTTGTGCCGGGCTTGAGATGCGGTATGAGGGGCGCGTCGATGCTCGACCCGAGATGCAGCCTCGCCTTGTTGGTCTTGAGAACCGCGACCGCTGCGGCATGGGTCGGATTGTGCGCATCGAACGTGGTGATCTTCCGGATTGTGTTCCGAGCGGAAGTCACCGGGAAGTAGACGTACTCGCCTTCGATTCCCTTGCGTGCCCTGGCGCGCACCGACGCCGAGTCCAGCGATGTACCCGGCGAACTAATGTGCTGCGTGAGCGTGACGGTCACGTCTTGGCGGACGCGCTTGCCGCCATGGTCGCGCAGGGGATTGCGGTCGAAGTCCAGCCCGGTGATGACCCAATCGATGTCCTGCGCATCGGGCGGGATCATGGGCGTTTGCTTGCCATCGCTCGACGCGCTATAGACGTTGACGATCGGGCTGTCGCCTTGCCCTGCCGCTCCGACATGCCCGGCGGCGGAGAACAGCTTGCCGCGGCCTGCCATCCAGTGCAGCTTTTGGATGTCGCCTTCGATATCTGAGCCCGCCGATGGCACGACGTTGTCGAACCGAATCGGGACGTCCATCGTGACTGGGTCATAGCCCTGCAGGACCGTCATCGAGACGCGCTGCGGACGCTCGATCAGCCCCCACTTCGCCCATCCTCCGGTGACCGTCGCGGCCTGCTCGCCGGCGAGCACGGTGAGCTTCTGCTGGTTGTAACGGACACTGAGTCGCGGATCGCTCGGCGGCGTCGCAGTCGCCAGGGTGCCGACGAACTCGTAGCTTTGCGCGGGAACATCGGGGCTATATCCGGATGGGCGCCTCTCGGCCTTGTGCTTGGTTGCCATCAGGCCCGTGCCGCCATTTGAAGCTGGAACTTCACGACCTCTTGGGTAAGCACCCGTGCGCCAATCTTCGTCGTGTGATGAAGCTCGATCGTGTCCGGCATCCCGCCTCGAGCGAGCTGCCCGCTGGAGTTCAACGCGTTGAGGTTCGCGACGCCGACCGAGCTGACGACCTCCTTGCGCAGCATGAACTCGCCGGCCGTTGCCATGATCGGCACCCGGTCGATCCCGCCCGGGCCGCGTACCATCCCGCCGGACGCCATGCGCGGGATCAGGCCGCCCTGGTTGAACAAGCCGAACGTCGCGGTGTGCAGGACGTTTCCGGCGAAGTGCAGCGCGTTCTTCGGGAGGTTCCCGATCGCGTTGATGACGCCCTTAATCTTTCGCCAGAGCCAGTCGAACTTGTCGCCGATCCACCCGATAACCCCGCCAACGAACTTCTTGACCTTCCCGAAGTGCGTGACCACGAGATAGGGCAGCAGCGTGAACGGGCCGCCCATGATCGCCAGGAGAAGCGGCCAGTGCTTCTTGACGAACCCGACGACCGATCCGACCGCGCCCTCAAGCCAGGAGAACACCGACCGAGCGATGGCCTTGAAGCGGTTGAAGTGCATCGCGACGAGCACAACAACCGCGATCAGGGCGGCGATGGCGAGAATGACCGCGCCGATCGGGTTGGCTGACAGCTCGATGTCGAGGATCTTCTGAATCCCGGCCCACGCAGTAGTGACGGTATCCACCGCCGCGATAGCCCCCGCGAGCGCGATCAGCGTGATGGTGAGACCGCCAAACGTCGCGATCAGGATGGTCGCGAGCGTCTTGTGGCGTTCCATCCAACGCGCGACGCTCGCCATCGCCATCCCGACCTTCGTGACCATTGGCAGAAAGTCGCGGCCGAGCTGTTCCTTCATTGCCGCGAAGCCGTTGGAGGCGTTCGAAATTGCCCCCTGCGCGGTGTGGCTGTAGGCGGAGGTCGCGCCGCCGAGCCGGCGCATGATCCGCGCGTTGACCATGTTCGCCGTGGCCTGCTTATCGAGCAATTGGGCGTGGCGCAACATCTGCGGGTTGAGCTGGGCGTGAGCGAGCCGCAGCGCCTGGACATGCCTGGTGACTGGTTGCACGATGCCGATGTACTTCGCCAGGCCACGCGCCTGCCCGGTCTGCGCACGGGCGACGAGCGAGTAGGCGCTCGCATAGTCCAGGCCAGCGCGGCGTGCTACCGCGATGACCTCCGTGTTGAGCTTGAGCGCCTTCGTGGCGCTGTGCGTCGAGGTGACGAGCTTCGCGATCCCGCCCGTTTCGACGGAGGGGGCGAACCCTCCGCGGGTGCTGGACCGTTCGACCTCGTCGTTGACCGCCTTGATCTTGGCTGTAAGCGCGGCTCCGGCGAGCCCGGTGGCCTGGAGGCTGCTGCGAAGCTGGGCCTGCTGGGTCTGCCAGCCCATCCCGGCCTGGACGATATCCTTAATCCCAAACGCGAGACCGCCGGCCCCGATGATCCCCGCCAGGGCGCTGACGTGGCCGCCGAGCTTCTTGGTCGACCGGCCGACCTTTTCCATCTCGTGGCCGGTCTTGCTGAGCTTCTTCGTCGTGTTCTCCGATGCGCTTTCGAGCTTGCGCATCGCCCGGATACCACCCTCGGTGTCCCCGGTGATGATGTAGCGAACGATCCGGTCCATCAGGCGTCAAAGACGATCGAATGCATCGCCCTGTCGAGGGCCTTGACGACCATGCGCTCAGCCTCCGCAGCATGAAGTACCGCCGCGGGCTCCAAAAACGGGTGGCGGTCCTGCTCGACCCACACCTCGCGGTTGCCGAACACGGGATGGCGGAACGTCGACTTGTGAGAGGGCGCCTGTACGCGACCCTTGCCGGTATTGCCGATCTCGTATAGGACCGCGAGCGGGACATCGGCGGTGCCAGCGAGGATCGCGACGGTCGCCCCCGCGGTCCTGACCCGGATTGTCGGCGGGATCGAATTGGAATGCTGCCCGGCGATCGTCTTCGCTTCCTCGGCGATGAGCACGCCCGCGGCCCGCAGCCCCTTGCGCAGCTCCTTGTTCAGCTCGGGCTTGGCTTTGCGCAGCCCTTTGACCATGCTGTGGAAGTCGCGGAGGTCGATGCCGGCGCTGCCGGAGGTGATCGTTGTCGGCATGCTGGCGTCACCCCTTTTCTGCCTGCTTGTTGACCTCGCGCTGAAGCGCGGCGGTGCGTTCGATCAGCGCCCGAAGCCAGATCACATACGCCGGGTCGTCGTTGGTGTACAGCCGGTCGGCGTCGACCGTGAGGACGCCCTGGATCGCGAGGAGCGCGCCGAGCTCAACTAGCTCGGCGCCTCGGAGTTTCCCGCCGTCTCCTCGGCCGACTTCGCGTCAGCGTCCTTGAACCAGGCGTCGAGGTCTGCCAACAGGCCCATGACCGCGAGCGTCCCGGGAAAGAGCGCGAACACGGCCTGCCGGTCGGTGTCGACCTGCTGGCCGAGATAGTCGGCGAGGCCGATCCCCATCCCATACGGCAGCTCGTGCTTCTCGCCGTCCATCAGCGCATACACCCCGACGCACGACTTGATGATCGTGTCGGCGGCGATGTACAGCTCCTTGGTCGCGTCGTCGCTGACCCTGTCGAGCCCGGCGACGATCCCACGAACGTCTGTGTAGTCGTCGAGTGCTCGGAACGTGCCCCAGAGCCGGCCGCTGTAGCCGGGGATCGGGAAGTCCTTGTTCTGGCGGTGCTGCGCTGCGGCAAGTGCGGCGCGCAGGGCGCCTTGGATCGAGCCGTCAGGGGTGGGTGCGGCAGTGGCGACCTCGTCCACCGGGGACTCCGTCATCAGGATGGTTCCTTTCGCTAATTGATCGGGCCGTTGAGGCCGACGGTGATCTTGAGCTTCGCCTCGGCGCTGGAGGATGAGTCGTAGTCGGGGCGGGCGGCTTCGAGCAGGATGCCGGTGTAGCTGATCGTCGAGCCTGGCACGGGGTTGCCATGACCGTCGAGGACGGTGTAACTGATCGTGGTGGGGAGCCTTCCTGCGCCGGCGTCCATCGCCTTGTAGGCCGCGATCAGCGTGTCGGACCAGATCCGCTCGACAGTCATCTGATTGCGCTTTGGGACACCCCCAAGCTCAACTGATGGCTGCATTCCGCCGGGCGGATAGTTCGTCGAGGGTGCGACGTTGTCGCCGCCCTGCATGACGTCCCAAGAGACATTGTCGAGCGTGATCCCCTGGACGGATACTTGAATGCGGGCCATGTCGGTCCGATAGTATGTGGGCATAGACCCGCGTTCCTTTCGATCTTGGGAGTGGTGATGAGTGGGCCGCCGGAGTCCGTTTTGCCTGGGCAGCGCTACGGCCTGCTGACCGTTATCGCTCGTTCCAACAAGCGCAGTTACGGCAACCGTTGTTATGAGGTCAGATGCGACTGCGGCAATGTGCGCGTGGTAGCCGGCAACTCACTGCGGCGTGGCACTACGACTAGCTGCGGCTGCTCGCACGTGTCCCACGGGCATGCGCGCCACAACATTAGTACCCCGACATACAACTCCTGGGCGATGATGAAGCGGCGTTGCAGTCCGACCTCGGGAGGCCCCTGGGCCAAAGACTATGGCGCCCGCGGGATCACCGTATGTGACCGCTGGGAGGCGTTCGAGAACTTCCTCGCGGACATGGGCGAGCGTCCGCCGGGCACGAGTCTCGACCGCATCGACAACGACGGGAACTATGAGCCTGGGAACTGTCGATGGGCGACTCCGAGAGAGCAGAGCCGCAATCGCCGGCCGACCATGGCCCTTCAGGCAGACGCCATCGCGCGAGTCCGTGAGAGGTATGCCGCTGGCGAAACCCAGGTGGCGCTCGCAAATGCCTTCGACGTCTCCCAATCCACGATCTCCAACATCATCACCGACAACTATCCGCGACGACGGCTCTGAAACTCAGGCCGACGGCGTGACCGTCTGGGTGATCGGAACGGCCGTGATCGAGAGGTTCGCCGTCATGGCGTCCTCACCGAAGCGGACTTGCATATTCGCGTTGAGCTGTCCGGCCTGCTCGGTCGCGGGTGTGTTCACCGGCGGTGCGACGAGCGCCGAACCAGCATCGGCCGCGGTCTCGCCGTAGAGCGCCCCAGCCCGCCAATGCTCGGCGATGAGGGCCTGGAGGGCGCCCTGCGCGGCAGTGATCGTGTGGTTCTGCCCGTCGAGCGTGGCAAAGAGGAACCCTTCCATGATTCGCGCGCCGTCGGCGACGAGAGCCATGCGCTCGCACGCTGGGCCAGCCCCCCAAAAGATTTGGTCAGTCGCCCTGCTCACGGGGGTTACCCACCCGAACAGGCACGGCACGTTGTAGCGGATCGCGAACGTGTTGATCCCAGCGGCGCTGAGCGTCGCCATGTCCGCGTCGTTATAGGTGTTTGTGAACCCGGTGACGTACTGGAGCGGCCATTTGCGTCCAGCAGGAGCCTGAACATTGTTACCGGTAGCGGCAACTTGCGCACGCAGCGCAGCGACGACAGCGGAGGCGGCGACGGTCCGGGTCGTGCCCGGCGTGATGCCGGGGATGATGCAGGTGGAGGTCGCGAACATGCCCCACGAGGCGTTCGCTGCTGTGCCGGTCGTCCCGGCCGCGGTGATGAGGGTCGCCGCGGTCGGCGAGTCCGCCATGTCCAGCGCAGCGAACCGGTTGTACGCCTGCGCGTGGGCGAGCAGCCCGGTCCATGCGATCGTGGACGTCTTGCCGGGCAGCGCGACGGTGCCCGGCCCGAGCGACGCGGGGAAGTTCGCGAGCGCGGCGACGTGGGAGGCGTCGGTGAGGTCGTTCGCGTCAGCGCCTCCGCTCAACGCGGTCGCAGAGAGGGCTACCGGCAGGTTCGTCGTGTTCCCCGATCCGGTTGCCTGGGCGAAGCTGACGTAGGCGCTCGTCGTGTCGGCGAACAACGCGGCCGTCGTCGAGTAGGGGCCGTGCGTTTCGAGGACGTCCCCGGCGGCGTCTTGGACGGTGATCGTGACCTTGCTCGACGCGATCGACGCTGCGATGTAGATGTTGTTGCCGGCGGTACCGGGGGTGAGCGCGGTGACCGTCACGGTCGGGTGCGGCCCCGAGTCCTGAAGCGTCAGCGACGCCGAGGTGGCCGTGTTGTCCGTTACGCGGGTGACGTAGCAGACCGATCCGCCCTCGTGAAAGAACGTGTCGACCGCGTCGTACAGCGCAGCGCTCGTCGTTGAGCGTTGCCCGAATGCGGTGACGTAGTCGTTGATCGAGAAGCACCGCACATAGGCGGTGCCGAGGCTCGGTGGTGGTCCTTGGTCGCATGCTCCGGCGAAGAACGCGGTGCCGGTGCCCACGGGGATACCGGCGCCGGCCTGCAACAGCTCATTCGTTGTGACGGTGACGCCGAGTGGGCTCATCTTGCTCCTCTACTGCTCTGTGATGGGTTGCGCCGTCACCGTCGCGTCCGTTGTCTGCACGGTCGGCCAGTCGGTGAACGGCACATCAGGCGACCCGCCGTACTGCGGCGAATCGGTAGGGGTGGGGACGTCGGGTCCGGCGGAGTCGCTGACGATGCCGGTAACGAAGACGTGGAAGACCGCGACGACCTGGTGCAGCCGCCGCATGTCCTGGTCCTGGAACGACACCTCCGGGGACTGGACCATGATCGTCCGCTCAGCGAACCCGCCGAGATCACCCTGTTGAAGGATCGTCCCCTGGATTGCTGTGCCATAGTGGCCGGCGAGGCGACGGGCGTCGGCTTCGTTGTCGTCGAACAGGACCGCTCCGACCTGGACCGCGAACGCCTGGCTGTAGCCGATCGACCCGGAGCGTTCCGGTTCACCGACCGGGTTGACGACCGCGATCACCTTCGGGCACTGGTCCTCGATCCAGGTGAGGAAGTCGTGGCCGCCGTCGAAGCTCTCCGGGGTCGGCGGATGCGGAAGGCTGCCTTTCCGGAGGTCGTTCTGACGTTCGATTTCCCACAGGTAGGTGGGAAGCCAGGTCCGCAGGGTGTTCAGGACCGCGTCCTCGACGTTCGGGGCGCCGATGAGCGGCTCGAAGATCGAGCTGGGCACGGCAACCTCCCGTTGGGGCTCTACGCGATGCTTGGCGCGCGTCGAGTCGGCCCGAGCAGCTCCAGACAGCGACGGGGCATGAAGAACCCGAGCGACGGCCCGGTGCGGTCCAGATCGTCAGACAGGGCGCGTGATCCGATCCCGGTCCCCTGCGTCGTCTGGTAGTTGACGCGGATCGCTTCCAAAGCGGCTTCGTAAACGTTCGGTGGGACGGTCGCCTGCCCGGCCTGGTAGACGACATGCACCGACTGCGGCATCGGCGGGAACGCGATCACGCCGCCGCCGGTCGTCCGTCGTACGACCCGGCCGAGGCGGTCCATTATCACGCTGTAGATCGACCCATGCGCGGGATCTTGGATCACGCTCAGCGGGTATTTGATCGAGCCGCGGTACTCGTCACAGCCGACCAGCGTGAGGATCGGGCTGGTGCCGTAGCCGGTCGACGGTCGGCGGCGGATCTGAACGAAGTACTGGCCGCCGTCATGCCATTCCTCGAAGACCTGCGGGATGATCGGCCCTGTGGTCTGCTCGATCAGCGGCCGTACCGCATGGATGAATCGGATGAGCTTGGCGTCGTGCGTCCGGTCGTCGGTTCTGATGTTGAGATAGTCTTTGACGTCCGGGAGCCCGACGAGCTGCGCCCCCCCTTGGGTTGTGATGTTCTCCTCGATCGAGACCGTGAGGTATCCGACCGTGGGGAATGTCATTGGCTGGCCGCTGGGGAACGTCACGACCCAGCTCGCGACATAAAGTCCGGGCGCCGCGGTGTCCGCGCTTGTCGGCGTGAATTCCACCGAACCCGCGGGGGCATCGAGGATCGTCGTGGTGCCCGCGAGCACTAGCGGCGTCTGTGAGGCGAGTGCACGCATCACGAACTGGACGGTCGCCCCGGTCAAGTCCACCGGGGAGATAGCTCCGGCCGCCGTCCTGTAGCTCAGGGTGTCCGTAAGCGTTTGGATATCGCCCTGCTTGAGGGTGAAGTCCGCGGGCATCGGCGTCTCCTATCCGGCGACGGTGCCGGTGCGCTGGGCCGGGATGGAGGTTCCAACCGTCACGGCCGGTGCTACGAGCCCGGTCGCACCAGCCGGCGGGACGTTATCCGCATCTCCCATATGCCCGGCGAAGTAGGCTTCGCCATAATAGAGCGCGCCGAACATCGCTTATTTCGCGACCCAGCCAGTATTGCCCGTGCCGGATTCCTTTACGTAGAAGCAGGTGCTCGCGCCGCCATCGGTACGGCGGAAGTTCGAGCCGACGGGCGCTGTGACGACCCCCTCTGGGCTTCCGGTACCGCTGAACTGCTTCGCGCCGCTGATGTCCTGGTCGCTGTTCAGCGATGAGCCGGTCGAGCTGCTTTCGATATTGCCGCGTTTGAGAACATAGGCTGGCGTCGCCTGGGCGATCGAGATCCCGGCACCGTTGTTGCCGACGCAGTAGTTGCCGACGAGCTGCAGTCCTGGGCTGCCGCCGACATTTGGCGCGACGATGCCGAAAGTTTGTGTCTTGCCGCTCGCGCGCGTGTCGTAACAGATGTTGCCGACCGCGCTCATCACGTCATTGCCATTGAGGATGATCCCGGCCCCATTGGATTGGCTCCCGTTGCCGGTGCGTCCATTGTCGACGCATGTGTTGGTCGCGATGACGCTCTTCTTGGAGTAGTTGTTGCGAATGCCTCCGGTGTTGTTGCGCACAGTGTTTCCTACCACGGTGCAGTTGAGGACATTCAGCAGCGAAGACGTGCCGTCGAGGTGGACGGCGAAGTCACCGAGGGCGGCGCCACTGTCGTGAACGATGTTGCCGTTGATCGCGCAGTCGGTGGCATCGGTGATATAGATGCCGTCCTTCGTGGCTTCCGCGACGATGTTGCCGATCAGCGCGCAGTCGTCGATGCCGGAGCCGCGAATCCCGACCTGCGGCTGACTTCCGTCTCCCCATACGCCGCCGCGGCGTATGCTATTTCCCGTAACCGTGACATTGCGACAGCGGAACTGCGAGCCAAGCGTGTCCGCCTGAAGAGCGATCCCCGAAGCATAGGTGTCTGAGATGACATTTCCGGCAATAGCGATGTCCTCGGCGCCGACGACCATGATCCCGCGTCCGGCCTGCGGGCTATAGGACTGCGATTGTCCATAGATCGTGTTGCCGGTGATCGAGATGCGCGCCGGGCGGGTTGACGAGTTCGGGTTGGCGGCGGTCGAGCATTGAATCGCGATCCCATCGTCGCCGACCTGGTAGATGACGTTGTTCGCGATGGCGCCGTCGCTGAGTGGATCGGTGTACCAGTAGCCCGTGATGCCGTCGCGCCCGCCCTGATTGATGTGGTTGCCCAGGATGCGAAACCGAGTGCAACCCTGATATGCGACGGATATTCCAGGCACTCGGTAGAAGCGACAGTTGCGGATTTGGAAGCCGGAGACGCGCCGCATCCGCACGCCGGTTACCGGTCCGGGCGTCGGACTGCCGAACGGGGCGCCGGTGCCCGCGCCTTCGATTCCGAGATCGCAAAGCGTGATGTTGGTCGCGGCGCCCGTTTCATCTGCGTTCTTGAGGTAGCAGTCGCCGCCGGAGCCAGTGCCGGAAGCGGTTGTCCATGTGCCGACGATGACGGAGCGTGCCCCGCCTTCACCATAGACCTCCGTATTCGATGGCATCGTGACCGATGCGGTGATCTTGTACCTGCCCGCCGGTAGGAAGCCGCGCTTGCCAGCGCAAGCCGTCAAGAACGCTTGGAGTGCTGTCGTATCGTCCGTCACCCCGTCGCCGCTGGCGCCATATTCCAGCGCGCTGATGCTTGTGCGCCGTCCAAGCGTAATATTGACGACGGCGGCGGTTCCCGCGATATCAAAAGCGCTGGACGATTGGGTGGCTGCCGAGCCCAGGCCGAGGTTACTGCGCGCGGTGCCAGCATCAGCGAGATCGCCGAGGTTCGCGGCTTTGGAAGCCGCTAGTGCCTCGGCGGCTTGTGCACGAGTCGCCTCGGATGCGACAGCCGATGCCGCTGTACCGGCAGCGTCGAAAGCGCTCGCCGATTGCATGGCGGCCGAACCCAGTCCCAGGCTTGCTCGCGCGGCGGAGGAATTGGTCAGGTCGGCGAGGTTTGCTGATTTCTGGAGGCTCGCCGCCTCGGCCGCTTCGGCGCGGCTCGTCTCGGCGGTGATGGCAGCTTCGACGTCGGTCAGTGTCTTGGCGGTGATCGCTGCGCTGATCTGGTCGCCGACGCGGATGGTTCGTGCGGTCGTGCCCTCTTGCGCGCGATCGAACGTCAGCACGTCGCCGCTGATCCCGGTGATGCGCACGATCTCCGCATTGCCGGCCAGGGGAAGCGCCCCGATCGGCCAGATCACCATGTTGAACGGGGTGGCTGGGAATTTCTGGCCATCGCCAGGATGGGCGGTGAGGGTTCTCCCGCTTGCGGCCGGCGCTGGGGCGATAGCCACCGTTGAATAGGCGAAGTTCTTATGGATATCGAAGCTCATCAGATGAAGGTGACTTCGACGTTGGCCTGGGAGGCCGCGTTGAGGATGAGGCTTGTGGTGCCGGCCGCGAGCGGGATCGCAAGGAATCCGACGGTGCTGACCGGCAGCCCGGCATCAGTCGAGTTGAGGTTCGTTCGCAGCTTGACGACGACAGTGTTCGTGTCGGCCGGGACGATCGCTACCGCTGCCGCTCCGGCCGGGACGGGGATGGTGTTGTCCCCGGCGGTGAGGGCCAGGTCGCGGATCTCGCCGACACTCGCGGTCCCGACCATCGTCAACGGCCCGATCGTCTTCTCGCCCGAAGCAAGCCCCGCAGCGAGCCCGGTGATGGTGAGCGTGCCAGCCATCAGGACCGTCGGATCCGCACGCGACCACTCAGCAGGAGATGCGCCCCGGTCAGCAAGAGCCGCCAGCGCGCGATCGTCACGGTGAGGACCATGCTCTCGCCCTCGATCCGCCGGCCAGTCACCTTGACGCCTTTAGGCAGCCGCATCGGGGATCTCCTCGCAGTCAAGGCACCGGCCGACGATCTTGCCGTGTTCGCAGCGCGGCAGCTTGGGACGGCCGCCCTTCCTCGGCACGGCATGTTCCATCGGTTCTGGGACCGCTGTCTCCAGCGCCACGGGCACGTCCGCGTGCCCTTGGCGCCGGAGGTCAGCGGTGAGGGCCCTGGCTTGGCCGCGGTCGCCCGCGCGTTCTGCACGGGACCGCATTTCGAGCAGGTAGGCGATCGAGGCCATAACCGAGAACCGTTAGGAGAGGAACACCAGCGGCGCGACGGCTTTCGCCGCGGGCGACGCGATCGTCGCCGCGGCGGTGCCGGCGAGCGCGGACCCGTGGGTCGCGGACAGGAACAGCGGCCCGTTGGCGAACCACTGGTAGCCGATCGCGGTCGGGACCGACACGACCGCCGCGGTCGGGACCGTCGTCGCGGTGATCGCGATCGACGCGTACACGAACCCATTAGGCGCGTTCGTTGCGGTGATCGTCTGCGGCGTCGCCAGCGTGAACGAGAACGGAGCCGACGCGGCGACCGCGGCCGCGCCGGTGTTGTCCGCCGACTGCGCGAGCAGCGCCGGGGTCGCGAGCCCGGAGTACAGGGCCGCGATCGCGTGGGTGCCGGTCGCCTCTGCGGTGGCGCCGGCGAGGATCGTGATCTTGGAGATCACGTCGCCGATCTCGACGGGGATCGGGACCGCGCAGCCGACGCCGGTCGCCGCGAGAGCGCCGTCGGTCGGGTTCGCGAGCCCGAACCACTCCATGTTCGACCGGACCGCGATGTTGCCCTGGGTGGCGTTCGCTGCCATGCCGGTGAGCTTGGCGAACGGGCTTGTGACCGGGAACCGGCCACGAACGAGGTCAGACATTGTTCTTTCCTTTCGTGTGCCGGTCGCTTAGAAGGTCACGGACGAGTCGATCGCGGAGGCGGGGGCGGCGAAGCCGGAGCCCTGCGCGAGCGTGATCGACTGGCCGTAGCGGACCAGGAACGCGACGTAGTTGTAGAGCTGGAACCGCACTTCGAGGGTGCCGGACAGCACCTCCGGGAGGACGCGGGTGCGGAGGTCGCCCTCGAACAGCCAGAGGTCGTCCCACTTCGCGCCGATCGTCAGGTCGTAGGTGCCCGTGAGGGCGCCGGAGCCGTTGTCGGTCGTCGGGACGTTGCCGTCGATGTAGTAGCTGGGGCCGAACGGCACGCGGCCGGCGAGCCCCTCGAACGGCACGTTGCCGACCTCGAGCGCGGAGACGTTGTACGCGACCGACTCGATGTTGACGACCGGACGGCCGACGGCGCCTCCGGCACCGTCGAGCGCGGTCGCGAACCAGAACCACCGACGCGGGTGCCCGAGGAAGTGGAAGTTCTCGAGGTTGTAGCGGTTGTAGGCGGTCTTGGACGCCATCGCGCCCAGGACCATGTTGTAGCCCGGGCCGAGCGGCGTCGAGGAGGTCCAGGTGACGGTGTTCGTCCCGGTCCAGTTCGTGGACGGGTAGATGCCGGTGATCGAGCCGTTCGCGCCGTTGCCGTAGAGGACCTGCTGGTCGACGAGGCGGTTGTAGTCGGCGAACAGGTCTTCGGTGATGACCTGGTCGATGATCCGGCCGGGGGACTGCTCGAGGAGCTGGATCGCGGTGTCCTCCTGGCCGGCGAGGGTCTTCACGGGCGCGTTGATCGATGTGTCCGTGATGTCCTGCGAAGCGACCGGCGCGAGGTCCGCGGCCTGCGGCGCGACCTTCGTCGTCGTGGAGAGCTTCGGGATGTTGATCGAGTCGGTCCCCTCGGGGAGATCCATTTGGCGGCAGAGCCCAGCGGCGATCCGGCCGGCGCGAAGCGCCGGGATGTACTCGTCGACGAGCCACAGCGGCGGGACGAAGAACCCGCCCTGGCCGTCGGTGCGGTTCGGGTTGATGCGCTGCTCGAACGGGCTGGCGACGAACCCGCGGGCGCTGCGGCCGTGCGAAAGCCAGAACTCGCGCTCGGCGCGGTCGATCTGCTCGTCCGCGCGGGCCTTGCGGTCTGCGGCGCGCTTGGTGACCCACTCGCCGACGTCGGTGGAGTGGTTGCGCAACCGTTCGATCGCCTCGTTCGGGTCGATGCCGTTCATGTGCTGAACGATCTTCGGGTCGCTGGCGGCGAGGTCGCGGAAGTAGCTGATCTTGGCGGCGTTGTCTCGCCGGTAGATTTTCGGCTCGTCGACGACCTCGACGGTCGTGCTTGCCTGTGCGGCGGTCGCGCGACGCTCGGCGATCTCCTCCTGGTCCTTGATCCGCTGATCGAGGTCCTTGATCGCCTCGTGCTTCTCGTCGGATGCGAGCTTGAACGCCTCCTCAGCGGACCGGAACGCGTCACGGTCGGCGTCTGACGGCCGGTCGTCTTCTTTCTCGGCCGCGAGGCGCTCCTCGAACTCGGTGCGCTCGCCTTCGCGCTTGGTGATCTGCTGCTCCCACTCTTCGACGAGAGCTGCGCGACGGTCGCGCAGCTTGTCGAGGAGCGTGGGCTCCGTGACTGCGGGCATGGGTGGTTCCTTTCGGGAGTTGAGCTACTGGCTCCCGGGCGGCTGTCCGACCATGCCGGACCACACGCGCCCTGGAGGGCGTGTGGCGCGGGTCAGGCGGGATCCAACGCGGGCGAGACGGCTCCGGTTAGAAGCCGGTCTGTACGGCCATGCCGGTCCCTTGGAGGGTTGCGATGCCGGTCGGGTAGCGGCCGACGATCGCTGCGGCATAGGCGTGCAGGCTGAGGCGTGCTTGAAGCGTTCCGGAGAGCGGGTCGAGCATCACCGCTGCCTGTGGGGTGCTTTCGAGTACGAACATGTCGCTCGGACGCACGGCGAGGATGGTGTCCTGGTTGGCGCCGGTGCCCAGGTTCGCGGGGATCGCGTCTGAGCAGTAGATCGGCCAGCCGAGTTCCATCCCGACCGGTGTCGGAATGTCATCGTCGAGGAGGTGTGGAAGCGGCGGGTTCGGGACGTGGCCTGGCACCGCGAGCGGCTGGCCGGCGGTGTCCTCGGCGCTGCCGAGCCATCCCCAGCGTGAGGTGCGCATCACCCATGCCTCGGGCGGCCTGAGTCGGTTGTTGCCGACCTGCGCGGCGAGCTGGCCGAGGTAGGCGAACATCTCCGAGCCGGTCGGTGACGCGTCCGTGTAGGTGACGACGTTGACGCCGCCGGCGCCGGTCGGGAGGTTCAGCAGGCCAGTGAACTGCGCGCCGGCGCCCGTCCCGGCAAGGATCTGCGCTTCGAGCTGGTGGTCATAGCTCTCCGTCAGGTCCCGAAAGATCGCCCAGTCAAGATGCGCTCCCGTCGGGGACTGTTCGAGAACCTGGAGAGCGACATCGCCCCGCCCGCTGATCGTCACGACCGGGCTTGACGTGACCGCATCCACGATGTCGCGATCTTGAATGTTGCCCAAAGGCGAACTCGGAAGGGCCTGGGTGCCCGTGGTCAGGCGAGGCAGGTTCACCGAGCTGACGCCGGGCGGCAGCGGGAATGTCGGGATCAGGTGCGAGAGCACCCGTCCGGGACGGACGGCCGTAGCGAACCGGTCGATCATCCACAGCGGCGGCGAGAAGTAGCCGCCCTGCCCGTCCGTCGTCGACGGGTTGACGCGGAACTCCAGGCCGGACTCGGCCGCGCGGGCGCGGTTTCGTTTCTCCAACGCTGGCAGTTCGACGCGCATCTCTTTCGCATGCTGCTTGAGGCGTTTCTCGGCGCTGACGTTCGCTGCCCGCGAGAGCGCGAGGTCGCGGAAGTAGCTACGCGGCGCTTCACGTTCATAGGTCAGCGGCTCGCGAACAACAGTCACGGCGGGGCTGGCCGCCTCGGGCGTTTCGACGGCGGTCATCGCGAGCCGCCAAGCGCCATAAGGCGCTGCCGCGCCTCGATCGTGGAGTCCGCCGGCAGCCAGAAGCCGGATGCGGGCTGCTCCCTCACCTCAGGCTCATCGTCGGGTTCGCTGCGAAGAGTGGCGAGCAGCTCGTCGACATCGTCGAGCTGACCTTGGTCGATCGCCGCTTGGCGGAGCACGTCGAGGATGTGGGCCGAGGGCGCGTTGCCGGACCTCATCTCGACCAGCGCCCCGGCAAGCTCACGGGCCTGCAACGAGGAGGTCGTCGCGGGGTTCGCGCCCATCGTCACGACCGACACGTCCCCGCGATGCAGCGACACCGATTCGATCGTTCGCAGCGTGTAATCCTCGTTCCACCGCTGTCCGGTGGCCCGGAACGCGAACGACATCTCGTCCACGTCGCCGCGTTCCATCTTCGGGATCAGCAGCCCGGCATCGGGGTCGTCTGGGTTGAGGTCGGCGATCACGCGCAGCCCGCGGGCGTCCTCGGAGAGCGTGAGCGTCCCCGACTTCGTGCTGGCCAGGGGCAGCCCTGATCCGCCGTCGCCATGGTTGATGAGCAGCACGACGTGGGGGTCTTCGGCGAGCGTGCGCTTGAACGCTGTGCGCGAGATGATCTCGGTGAAGTCGCCGACCTCGTACTCGTGTTCGGTCACGGAGGCGTAGCCGGAGAACCGGTAGGCGCCGTCGCTTGTCTGGCGAAGCTCCAGGCCGCCGAAGTCGAACCTACGGCGTTCGGGGACGCCCTCCAGCATTTGTGCGCGCTGCTTTCGCAGCTCCAGGCCGCCTGACGTCCGCCGACGGGTCGGCTTCGCGGCACGCTCGACATAGAACGTGACCGGCCGCACGCGCGTCGGCTCGCCGAGCACGACCTTGTTGTCCTCGTCGAACGAGAACGGAGCGGCGTACAGATTGTCTTCGACGCAGAAGACGACCATGTACGGGTCGTCGTCGGCGCCGGATCCGTACCAGTCCCGCACCCAGATGTACCAGTAGTCGTCGAGGTCGTCGAACGCGTCCTCTACAGCGCCTTCGAGCGCTGCGAAGACGTCGTTGGCGGTCTCGCGCTGCTCGCGCGGCTCCCGGAGGCTGCCGTCGGCGTTCCAGTTGTCGGGGATCAGCCCGGACACGTCATGCTCGGCCGCGTGGACGATCAGATCGCGCCGGTCGCCGTCGGCTTCGGGGCCGGCATGGACGGCCGCTCGGATGTCGTGCCTGAGCTGCTTTTCGGTCGTGGTTTCAGCCATCTGCCTTACCTCCGCCCTGCTGGTCTTCGTTGCCCCCGACAGGCGGAGGTGGTTGCTTGGACGCTGCGATGGATTCCATGACCGCCTGCTTGAGCGGCTCGGCGTTGATCGGCATCAGGTAGGTCTGGCCGAGCTCGTCGGGCAGCGGCGGCATGTGCTCGGCAGCGCGCGCGTCGTCCTGGCACAGGAACCCGGATGCGATCCCGAGCCCGTACGCCTGGTAGCGCTGGAGGGTGTCGCCGCGGAGCCGTTCGCTGAGGTTCGCTCGCACGAACCGGTTCGCCGGATGGACCGCGGTCAGGGCTGCTTCGAGCCGGCCGTAGTAGCCGGAGAGCGTGTTCGTGACATAGCCGCGTTCTTGCTGCTCGATCCCGGTCCCCCAGGAGGTGGACCGGTCGACGATCCCGATCATGTGCGGCGGGACGCGGAAGATCATGCCGCTGATCTGCGACTGGGAGAACTGCCGCGATTCGAGGAACTGCGAGTCCTCGGGGGTGATCGTGATCGGGTTGAACTTCGCGTCGCCGGTGAGAACGGCTGGCAGGTTCGCGTTCCCGATCCCCTGATGCGCCTGCATCCATCCCTGCGCGAGCGCCCTGGTTTCCTCAGGGTCGAGATCGCCGGGGACCTGGATCACACCGCTGGGGTTCGCGCTGTTCGCGAAGTACGAGGCCCCATAAAGATCCTGTGCCCTAGCGAGCCCGAGGATGTGGCGCAGGTACTCGATCGGGTTCAGGCCGATGAGGCTGCCCGGCACCGAGAGATACCGGACGTGGAACACGTCATCGATCGGAACGGCCTTGCCCTCGAACCAATACTCGGGTGCGCCCTTGTTCGGCCCATAGGCGACGCGCCGCACCCTGGCCTGGTCAGGGTGGATCGGCTTGATCTGCGACGGGTAAAGGTCCTGGTCACGTTCGATGATGTGGCCATAGAAGTTGCCGCGCAGCCCGACCGACATCGTGTACTGCACGATCCAGTCCATCCGGCTGATCTCGACATATGGCTGTTCAAGCAGCCGTGACGGCGGCAGTTTCCTACGCGTGGCCGGGTCGAGCGAGTTGAACAGCTCGAACGGCAGCGTCGCCATCGAGTCGGAGATCACCCCGAGCGATCCGTAGACCGCGGCGACCTGCAACGCCGATTTCTCCGTGACAGGAACGCCGGCTACCGACCCGCCAAGGGACCCGTTCGTCGGCGGGGTCGAATCCCCCCAGGGAAGCCGTCCGTCCGCGCCACGACGCTCTGAGAGCGCCGCAGCACGGCGGATAAGCGACATCAGCTACCCGTCCTTGACGCGACGGGCAGCGACCTTCGCTCGCAATGCGGTGAACGGGTGGACGCCGTCGGCGGAGTAGCCGGCGAACAGCAGCGCGCAGCCGCCTCCGATCAGCGCCCACCCTGGTCCCGCGAGTACGAGCACGCCGGCCGTGAGAGCGGCAAGGCCGAGCAGCTCAAGGCCGGTGGAGAACATCGGCTTAGATCGCGACCGACACGAGGTAGCCGCAGTTCGGGCACTGGACGGTCGGGACGACGGGCTCGGGCCCACACTCGGGCTCCGGCGTCTCCTCCGGGGCCGGCGCGGGGTCCGCGGGCGGCTCCTCGACCGGTGCCGGCGCCGGCTCAGCAGGGACGGGCTCGGCCGGGGCCGGGTCAGGAGCGGGTGCCGGGTCGGGAGCGGGCGTTTCGACAGGCGCCGGCTCGACCGGGGCCGGCTGCGGGTCAGCGGGCACAGCCGGGTCGACGGGCGTGGACGCCGGGTCCGGCGCGGGAGCGGTGGGGTCGGCGGGGACGCCGGGCTCGGTGGTGCTCATGTTTCCTCCGTTTGGTTCATGTCGCGAAGCACGGCGTTCAGGTCGATCGCACGGGCCTTCGGTTTCGTTTTCGTCAAGGCACCCCACAACGCCAACGTCACAGCGACGAGCGGGGAGATGTCTACCGTCGAGGACTTCCGCGACCACGCCCACGAGTCGCCAAGCGGCCGTTTGACCGCGCCGGCGACCGCAGCGCCAAGCTCGAGGCTGCCGAGGTGCCGGACGGTTTGCTGCTGGACGGCATCGAACAGCATCCCGCAGGCTTGGGCGTGCTCGCTCGTGTTGACCGCCTCAACCTGGACGCCGAGCTTTTCCAGCTCGGGAAGCAGCGAGGCGACGGGGCCGGTCGCGTCGCACAACGCCCCGATCGACTTGTGATCGGCGACCAGCTCCGCGAGCCGGCCAGCAGCCCAGTCGGTGCCGCGTCGATGCTCGACGATCTCGACATGCGCGAGCCCGTCATCGCGGCGGCCAGCAACAGCGATCGACGCCGCCGAACGGTCCGGCATGACGTCCACCGCGAAGCACACCGGGTCACGCACCGTCGACTCGGCGTCTTCGCAGGCTGCCCATGCGGCCCTGCCGATCACGCGCTGCCCGGACCCGTCCGTAGCCGGCCAGTCGCCGACGCCGAGCCGCTCGACCGCGAATGCCTTCGCGTCCATCGACCGTTGCTCACGGGCGACATGCTCGGTCGAGATGCGGATCCCGAGGCCGGGATTCGCTCTCGCCCACGCGTCCGGGTCGACCGCGACCTGGGCAGGGTCGTCGTTGTAGTCGTCCTCGTCGACCGACCACTCCATGTACGCGAGCGCCGGGTCGTCACCTTTCAGGCCGCGCTCGCGGATACGGGCCAACACGATCCCGTGCTCGTGGACTTCCTGGTCGACCGCGGAGCCGGTGTACCACACCTGCGGGTTCGGCCGGGCCGACAACGTCGGCAGCAGCGCGCTGTGCGCGCTCTCCGGCAGGATCATCGCCTCATCGAGGATCAGGCAGTCCGACGTGAATCCGCGACCGCCGCCCTTCGTCCGGGTGCGAAACCGGATGCGCTGCCCGCCCTTGAGCTCGATCCCCTCCTCGCCATGCGACCGCGACACGCGCTTGACGCGACGAGCGAAGTCCGGGGTGTCCTCGATCAGAAACAGCAGCCTGCGAAACGCCTCGATCGACGTGTCGAACTGATGCGCCGAATGGATAATCAGCCGCTCGCCGAGCAGAAACAGGCCGGCCAGCTCGCGCGCCTCAAGGATCGACCCCTTGCCGTTCTGCCGGGAAACGACAACGCCGACCTCGAACGCCGCCCACTTCCCGTCATCCCGCTCCCCCAACGACGACGCAAGCACGAACTCCTGCCACGGATCCAACACCAGCCCGGCCATCCGAGCCAGCTCAACCGCCTCCTCCCCAGCCGAAGAAACCGACTCCGGAAGCGACCAGACCCTAGGCTCCTGAACCCCCCTTAGCGATCCGGCGGGCGCGACGGGCGGCGAGATCATCGAGGTCGTCCTTCTCCTCCTGCTTCGGCGCGAGATCCCGCAACCGGTCCAACGTGTCACGCAACTCACGGGCACACATCGACTTCGACGTCGCCGAATTCCCCTGGCTGTCGATCTCCGCGGCCAGCGCTAGAGCCGATGCGGCAAGCGCCGAGTCGGCAAGGTCTGGCGCCCGACGGCGCAGCTCGCCGAGGTCACGCGTTACGGCAGCGACAACGCTCATCCGGGCGGCGGAAAATGGCGGGGATCCGCTTCATGCAGTTCGCGAGCCGTGCGCCGTGCGTCGCGTCGCTCGATCGCGCGCCACGCAAGCCTTCCGGCGACCACGGCAGCGCCGTTCAGACAGACGAGAGCCATCAGGGCGAGCCAGACATCGATGCCGATCCCCAGGAACCCTCCACTCATCCTCACCACCGCCTCGATTGGCGCCTCACCGCACGACGCTTCTTCCGCCCCGCCGTTCCGCGGTTGCACCGCCGATGCTCCGGCCCCGAATACACGGACCGGTCGAAGTCGTCATGGCCGAGATCCCACGGCTCATCAGGCTCGATCAGAAACCCGCAACGGGCGCACTCGACATCGCCACGCTCAACCAGCAGCGCCCATCGCTGACGAAGCCGCTTATGCGCCGGCCCATAGCCATTTTCGAGCGTACGAGCCACCAGAAACACGCCTCCTCGGCAGCTTAAGGCGATCGGAGGGGGAAATGGCGACAGCGAGGGTCGCTGATCGCTTTCGGCCAGACTTTTCGACCCCGCGCCTTATGGCTGCTGTGGCGCGGGCTGGCGGTGATCGCCCAGCCGCTCTGGGCGGATGGTGATGTTCACCACGTCCACCCTGGGCGGCATGAGAACGCACGCCTCTACGCGCGGTCCACCAGGATCGGCGTGACCTCCATGACCCCATCGACCCCCTGCCGTGCCTCGACGTCGACCACGAGGTCCCGTTCCACGCTGTCGAGCCCTGATGCTCTGTGCATCTGGGTAGAGACGGCGGATGTGATCGACGATGCTGGTCATGCAGTCCAATCCGCTTACTGCCCGCATGCGTGCATCGCGTCCGACGGGTAGCTCATGCCGGGCTCGGCGGGACGACGACCCGGAGCCGCGAACCCCACGGGATGCGGCCGGTGAACCCGAACGTGTAACCCCAGGTCGGGTCTTTGTGCAGACCGCTAACCGTGGCGATCTGGTCAAACGGGGACGGCAAACCGAGCGACGTGTACATGATCGCCGACTCGGTCATGAAGCTGAACCCGGCGCCGCCGGTATCGCCGAAATAGGCGCCATAGGTCGCGACGGCGTGGGCGATTGTCTTCTCCCATGCGGGCGCGGTCGACATGGCGATCTCGTCGGCGGTCATGTCGAGCCAGAACCGTGCGCCCATCGGAGCCGTGCCGCCGGAGGCGTCTCCCTTGAACGCCGGGTAGACCGACGAACCAGCGCCGCCGCGGCCGTTGGCACCCGGCTTCAGTTCGCCATATCCGAAGCTCAGATCGCTCGCGCCATGCTGGATGACAAGGAATAGCGCGTGAGTGATCCTGCCGGCCGTCCATTCGTTCGCGCGGATCATCCCGGCGTGCCCGCCGAAATAGGATGCGGTCGTCCCACCAACCGTTGGGTCGGTCTTCGTCATCGCCGGCGTGACGATCCCGAGGCCGTCGTAGCGTTGCCGGTAGGCGGTCGCGACCTTCAGCAAGTTCCCGGAGCGGTATGCCTGCCAGAAGCAGTACTCCCAGCCGTCAGGTTGGACCACAAACATGTGGCCGTCGCCGCCGCCAGCCGGCTGCGCCTTGGCGGGCACGTAGATCTTGTGGCCGTTGAGGCTGTAGCCCGAGCATGAGATCGTCATGAGCGGGTCGGTCGTCGAGGCGAAGTAGATCGGGTGCGACCAGTCCTTCGACGGGGTGCGGTCGGTCGTGACCGGGCTCGGCAGGCTATGCGACACTGAAAGAGCGGCTTCTACGAGTTGCGACGAATGCGGATGCACGACCGGGTTGATGATCGGCTGGTTGAACGGCGACGCATCCGAGTATGGCCGGAAGGCGGGTCCCGGGGCTGTAGTCGCGAAGCTCTCGTAGCTCGACATGGGGCGTTCCCTTTCGATTCAGGCTGCCTGGCGCAGTCGCCGCGGTGCCCGCGGCACAAGCTGCGCCGGACCCGCGCCGATCCCGCCACGACGGACCCGTTCCATCCGGTCAGCCACGCATGGATCGCAGCCGCAAGTCAGGGTGCCGTCGCAAGCGACCGGTATCGGAAGCGCGATCGCGTCCTCGGGTTCAGGGCCCAGTGTTTGGACGCGGAGCGTGTGGTGCTTGCCAGCAAGCGGCGCCGATGGCAGCCCATAGTCATTGCCGGTGAGCTGGCGCATGTACTCGGCCAGCCCGAAGTGCTCTTTGCACCGGCACCCGGGAAGGCAGGCTTGCGCTGCCTTGGCGTCTTGCATGTGGCCCTCGTCACTTCTTCGGGGGCGGAAGAAGCGGTCCGGGCGCTGGGCGCACGACGGACCACTACAGCCCAGTGTAATCGACGGTCGGATAGAAGTCACGCCGCCTCCCGCTTGAACTGCTCGCGGAGCTGGTAGACGTAGCTCGCGCTGATCTCCCACTCCGCGGCGACGACCTTCGCGGGCCGCGTATCACGACCGACCTCACGCCGCCACGCTTCTGAATCCTTGGGCGGTCGCGCGGAATGCCGCCAGAGCCGAAGGGTCTTCTCTACTGCTGCCGCGAGCGCGGCGAACTCGGCCTCCGTGCTGCATCTCCGCAGCGCTCGCCGATAGAAGACGTGGCTCTTGTGCGGATGGTCGACCTCGAGGTCTTCCTTGGCGAACACGCCGCCCGGAGGCAGCAGCGGGCCGTCGCTGGAGCCGCCGCCTTCGCTGTCGAGCTTGGCGACCGTCCCATGCGAGACGAGCTCCAGTCTCGCGATCATCGTGCGGGCGCGCTGCTCGGCGCTCGCGAACTCTCGTATCACGCTTGCTCCATCCGGTAGGGCTGGGAAACTCCACGGCGATTCCAATGCTGTGTTTCCGTGGAGGCCCCGCCCCTTTGTGGTGGGGCCTTCGCGTTTCAGCGATCCGAGGGAGCATGCGCCGCGCATATCCATGCTGGCCACGGCGGCGGTTCCTTCACCTCCTCATCGAGAAGGGGCTTGGCCGCGCGCGAGAAGACCAGCTCCCAGTTCGGCCCGACCGGCTCGTCGTCCTGGATTGACCAGTAGCGGCGAAGGGCGCGCACCGGAAAGCCATGATTGAACGCGACCTCCAATGCCTGCCAGCCGGCGCCCTTCTGCCCGGAGAAGCGCACCGTCGGCTCCGGGAAGCAATGGCCCTCGCCGCCCTGGCACGATTCGAACGTCTCCACGCCATGGGCATTGAGGATGTCCACGTAGCGAGCGATGCCAGGATCGAGGGTCGCGAGCCACTTGCCGCGTGCCTCTCGCGTTTCTCGTGCCTTCACGTCGTCTCCTCTCCGGCCACAAAGTCTGAGGCCCGCACCTGCGCCTCAGCCTTCCACTGCTCCTCACGGATGTGCTTGTCGATTGCGGCCTCGACACGGCGCCGGCAACGGCCATATGTGCGGGCGACGATGAACTCACCCATGCTCATCTCGTAGGCCGCGCCAGCGTCGGGCCGGGCCGGCTCGAAGCTGCCGCAGGCGAAGCGTCTCTTCCCGATCTGCGTGACGGCGAAGACGTAGCCGTTGTGCGAATGGGTCACGTCGTCTCCTCTGGTGTAGAAGCAGCCGACTCGGTTGGCGGCGTGAACACCGAGGCGAAGCCAATGTCCGACATCGCTCACGGGCGGTGCTCGTCGCGACCCCGAAGCACGTGTAGAAGTCGTGCGGGACCGTGCCGCGGCCCTCGCAGACCGGGCAGCGCTGCCATTCCGGAAGGACAGGCTTGCATGACCACATCGCGTCGCGCATCGGGTCGGGATCTCGTACCGGCTGACGGTTCATGGTTTCCTTTCGTCCGTCACCGCTCGCCCCGCAATGCGGCCACCGCGTCAAGCCACGCACGCTCCGTCGCCTCAATCTCATGCAGATGAACACCCGACTGGCCACGACGGTCACCCCGCTTGATCCATGCCTCGACGTCCTTGATGATCGCGTTCACGCAGCCCGCGTCCCCGCGGACCGTCTCGGCATGAAGCTTGACCTGCCAGGCGACGTCCTTCGACACCCCCGTCCACAACCGGTCCAGGGCGTACCGCTCAGCCGCAACAAACACGAACGCAGCGACCTCCCGTACAGGAGAAGACGAGGCGGCGAGGGCCGCGCGGGCGCGTTCATGCGCCTCGACAGCCCACTCGTGCAGGCCCTCGAAGGTGCCAGCCGCCTCCGCATGCTCGGCGTCGGCGATCCATTCCAGTGCTTCGCGCAGTTCGTCAGGCATCCGGTGTTCCCTCCTCGGAAGACAAGACAGCGGCCACGCCGGAAGTGGTTTGCTCGAAACCCGCCTCCCGCAGCGTCGAGAGCAGCCGACAAGGGCAATCGTCCCTCGGTGGCTTCTCGGCGAGGTAGAAGTGCGGCGGATGCTCACACCGCCACGACTGATGCGCCAGGAACTCCGCGAGCAGGCCCTCCAGCCGTTCGCGTTCCTGCCGGGCACCCTCAGCATGAGCAGCCTCAAGCGCCACAGGGATCGGACCCTTGAGAACTGCTCGCGCCTCATCGCGCTCAGCGGTCACACTCGCCTCGACGCGCCGAAGCCGCTCTACCTCCTCCTCCAGGGCAGCCACGACAGAAGCAGGAACGTAGTCCGTGAACGGGCAGCCGCGTTCTTCGTGGTCGTGTACAACAAGCGTGTCGCACTCGTAGATGCGGTGGCCTTCGGGGCGGTCGTCTACCTGGAGGGGATCAGGCATCAGGCAGGTCCTCCACGAGCCGGTAACCAGTGCTCGACGGACGGAACCGACGAAGACGGATGTAGGTGCGCCGCTTGGTCTTGACGTTCTCCACCCGAGCGGAGACGCCCCCAACCTCGATCACGCGGACGCGGCGTCCCGTACCGGCGCCAGGCCCGCGCGTGTCGCAGTCCTCCCAGATCTGTCCCAGTCGGACCTCGTGCGTCTCGCTCATCCTGTCGTCTCCAAAGCGGCCTTCGCGACGTAGAACAACTCCTTCGACGGCGCCTCATCCGCCGGCCGCCTGCCAGCCACTTCCATCGCCCAGGCAAGGGCATCGCGCGACAACTCCACTGTCAACGTCGGCTGACCATCGCGCGATTCCCGAAGCTCTCGCTCGTACTTCATGCTGTCGTCTCCTCACTCGAAGGACGGTCGCCCTCGCGCAACCCATAGTCCACGTCAGGCAGACGAAACAGCGGGGCATCCGGCGGCGGCAGATTCGGATCTTTCCCTTCAGCCCTTACCGCGCGCCGCTCCTCACGCCGACGCGCCCACACGACAAAGCGAGGATGCTTGTAAATCTCCGGGGGAAGCCCAACCGGCGCCGGATAATGCTCCCGCGGCGGCAGCCCGCAATGAGGACACGCGCCGCCATGCTCCGCACACCACGCCTCGACATATTGGCGCGTTCGCCAGCAAACCCCACGCGCCGCAAGTTTCTCCACCACGACATTGACCGCAGTCCTGCTCACATGTCTTCCTCCTGGTCGGGCACTGCCTCCTGGTCGGCGATGAACTGCTCGACGCCACCGGGATAGATCGCTGCCACCGCTGCGCGTGTTCCGCCGAGGAGCTCGATCTGACTACCAGTCAAGCGCGTACGGGCCCATCTCCGCATGGCAGGCAACGCCGCCTCGATCTGCTCAGGAGAGAGCGTCACGGTAGGATCGCCTCGAAGTCGCGGGTGTCGGCGATCTCGAACGCGGAAACGCGCAGGCCGGTCGGCCCATAGACGCGCGCCCATACGGTCGCCCCGTCGAGGTTCGTGCCATAGTCGACCGACCATTTCAGCGGCGAGGTCCAGGTCGCAAAGCACGGCTCCGCAGGCCGCTCCTCGCTGCCCCCGCCACCGTCACGGCGGTACAGGTCGTCGCCGAGGATGCCCGCTATCTCGCGGATGAGCCGACGCTGCGCGGGCGTGCTCCGGTGGAACCAGCCGGCGCCATTCGGCGGCTGCGGAAGGGGGTGCTCAGGCGGCATCGGCCTCCTCGTCGTAGCAGTCGGGGCACCGGCCGTCGATGTCCAGCTCGTCCATCGGCCACGAGCCGCCGCAGCACTCGCACGCCTCGTAGTCGTCATGCTCGTCCACGTCGTTCGGCTCAGGGGAAGGAGTCACGACGGCCACCACGTACTCGGACGGCCGACGCGCCGAACAAGGCCGTGCTTACAGAGGACGCCGAGATCGTCGTGCGCACGCTCGGCGCGATACCAGGCCAGCGAGTCGTAGATCCCGGATACGTCTGCGATCTGGCTCGCCGAAAGACCGTGATGTGCCTCGCGCTCGCGCAACCATGCAAGCAGTTCCGCTCGGCGATTCGAAACCGCCGGATCGCGGCTGAGAATCCGCGGCTCGTTCTGCTGGGAGAGGGACGGCTGCTCGACATCGGGCCGCTCTTTCGGAGGCTCGCGCCTGTCGAGCACCGCGTCACACGAAACGCAGGCAAAAACGCCCGGGATATACGTCGGACTGTAGCGATGCGGCCTCCCGAACAGGCAGCACTTCGGCGGCTGTACCGCCTCCACAAGCGCATGCTCGATCCAGCGCGGATCGTTGTCGCTGCGCCGCCCACTCATCGCGCACCGTCCTGGGCGGCATTGCCGAACCGGAAGAACGGCTCGTACGTCGTCCGCACGACCTTGATCTCGGTTCCGTCCGGGAGAGAGACCCTGCCGCCGGATTCGCGGATCGCAATGATGACCCCAGCGCGGGTAAGCATGGTGTCGGCGGCCAGCAGAGCCACCTTGTCGCGCGCTTCCTCCAGTGAGGCGACAGCCACGCGCGAGACAACCTCCGTTGCCGGCGTCCAGACGCTGCGATCCGAACCGTGGTCTCGGCACGGCGTCGGCCGCCCACAGTCAGGACACGCGCGGGCTCCCTCGTGGTAGTGCGAGCAGGCAGCACAGAACGGCGTGCCGTTATCGTCGGGCGACACCGGCCGCTTGACCGTCACCAGGAACGGGTCGGTTGTGGTGGTCAC